CCGAAGTTCCCGAGCTACCACTATATCCTGAAGTTCCACTAGATCCAGAGCTTCCACTAGATCCTGATGTTCCACTAGATCCATCTATTCCCGATGTTCCACTTGAACCTGATGTTCCGCTTGAACCATCTATCCCTGAAGTTCCTGAAGAACCATCTATTCCCGAAGTTCCCGAGCTACCACTATATCCTGAAGTTCCACTAGATCCAGAGCTTCCACTAGATCCTGATGTTCCACTAGATCCATCTATTCCCGATGTTCCACTTGAACCTGATGTTCCGCTTGAACCTGAAGTTCCTGAAGAACCATCTATTCCCGAAGTTCCCGAGCTACCACTATATCCTGAAGTTCCACTAGATCCTGAGCTTCCACTAGATCCTGATGTTCCACTAGATCCTGATGTTCCACTAGATCCATCTATTCCTGATGTTCCACTTGAACCATCTATCCCTGAAGTTCCTGAAGAACCATCTATTCCCGAAGTTCCTGAGCTACCACTATATCCTGAAGTTCCACTAGATCCTGAAGTTCCACTAGATCCTGAAGTTCCACTAGATCCTGATGTTCCACTAGATCCATCTATTCCTGATGTTCCACTTGAACCATCTATCCCTGAAGTTCCTGAAGAACCATCTATTCCCGAAGTTCCCGAGCTACCACTAGATCCTGAAGTTCCACTGGATCCCGAGCTTCCACTAGATCCTGATGTTCCGCTAGATCCTGATACTCCATCTACTCCTGATAAACCACTAGTTCCACTTGAACCATTTATTCCTGAGGTTCCACTTGAACCATCTATTCCAGAAGTTCCACTAGATCCTGAGCTACCACTAGATCCTGAGCTACCACTAGATCCTGATGTTCCACTAGATCCTGATGTTCCACTAGATCCACTTGTTCCACTAGATCCACTTGTTCCACTTGAACCATCTATTCCAGAAGTTCCACTTGATCCATCTATTCCAGAAGTTCCACTAGATCCTGAACTACCGCTAGATCCTGATGATCCACTAGTTCCACTTGTTATACCAGGAGCGGATGTACCCGATGTTCCATCTATTCCTGATGTGCCACTAGATCCTGATGTGCCACCTATTCCTGATGTTCCACTAGATCCTGAACTACCATCTATTCCTGTTATACCGCTTGTTCCACTAGATCCTGATGTTCCGTCTATTCCTGATGTTCCACTAGATCCTGATGTTCCGTCTATTCCTGATGTACCACTAGATCCTGATGTACCACCTATTCCTGATGTTCCACTAGATCCTGATGTGCCGTCTATTCCTGATGTACCACTAGATCCGCTTGTTATACCTGGAGTGGATGTTCCTGATGTTCCACTAGTTCCTGATCCTGATGTACCGCTAGAACCAGAACTTCCGTCTGTTCCACTTATTCCACTAGTTCCACTAGTTCCTCCTATTCCTGATGTTCCTGATGAACCACTTATTCCTGATGTGCCGCTAGTTCCATCTGTTCCTTGATTTCCTTCTAAAGAAAACATACTAAATCCTGTGTCACCATCGGTGATATCTACAATACCTGATCCTCCTCCTTGGTATACTACCTTTACCCAATACTGATCACCAACAGCTGCATTCAAAATACCAGTAATAGTAATTATATCAGATGGTATTACACCAGATGCAACATCTTCTAATGTTGTAAATCCTTTAAAATTTGTTATCTCTACTGGTGTTGTTGTATCCTTCCATAAGCTACTAGATAAAAAACTATAAGATCCCGAAGACGCATGTTCCAATCCAACTTTGTATGATATAAAATATGTTCCGGCTTTTAAAACCTCAACATATACACCAGTTGTCGAAGAGATTGTAAAAGTCCCTACTGTAAAATATGAACTATCAATAAGATTTGTGGTGTCAAAATTTATAGGCTTAAATCCACCTTGTGATATTTGTTGTGATGTGCTAAGTTTAGATAAATCTACATATCCCATAGGTGTAGGCGTTCCTACTGCTCCTGTTGCTCCGGTAGCTCCCGTTTCACCAGTTCCCGTAGCTCCAGTAGCTCCAGTATCTCCAGTAGCTCCAGTAGCTCCTGTTTCCCCTGTTGCTCCTGTTGCTCCAGTATCGCCAGTAACACCTTTAATATTAGATTGTAATTGCCAAATTCCCCCTATTTTTTCGTATACATCTCCAGTAACACCGTCTAAGTATAAGTCTCCTTCGCTTCCTGTTCCTATAGAAGGAGCACCAGATCCTGTGTACCAATTAGTTCCAGTAGCTCCAGTAGCTCCAGTAGGTCCGGTAGAACCTGTAGATCCAGTGGCACCATTACTTCCTGCTGTTCCCGTAGATCCAGTAGGTCCAGAAGGTCCAGAAGGTCCGGTAGCACCAGTAACACCAGGAGCTCCTGCGGATCCTTTTGCTCCATTAGGACCAGTAGGTCCTGTATCACCTGTTGGTCCGGTTGTTCCGGTTGTTCCTGTAGCTCCTGTTCCAGTAGCTCCAGTAGCTCCTGTGATTCCTGCACCAGTTGCCCCGGTAGCACCGGTAGCACCTGTTGTTCCTGTAGCTCCTGTTCCTGTAGCTCCTGTAGGTCCAGCTCCTGATCCTGTAGGTCCTGTAGGTCCTTGTGATCCTATTATAGAAACCCAAGCTCCTGTTCCATTAACACCGCCTGACATAGTTCCAGATGTCACACTGACAGGTACACTTCCTGATATTGTTATAGTGTCTCCGTTTGCTGTTGCACCTAATCCAGGTAATGCTAGGATTGTAACTGTATTTAGATTTGATTCTGCTAAACAAGGACCAGTGGCGTTAGTAAGTATAGCATTTACTAAATTTTCTGATGTTAAAACATTATCATTATTCCATTGAACTTGTCCTGCTGTTGCTCCATTATATAAAACTGCTATATCCTGTCCATTTGCACCAGAACCCACAGTAAATGAGAATGACGATAATACCTCTCCATAATTTAAATAAACCTCATAGTCATCTCCAATAAACCTTACCTGTCCGGGTTCTCCAGGTTTAATTGTTTCGTCTATATAAGTTCGGTCTAGGATTAATTTTAATCTTCCTCCATTGTTACTGTCACCTACTATTAAGTTTCCTCCAATAAAGGCATTAGCAGTTGTAATTAATCCGTTTACTAATATTTCTCCATTGCTTCCATTTAATTGAATAGAAGAATTACCATTGATAGGCAATCTTATGGTGTCTGCTTTTATTGCACCAGTATTAATTTTACCAGTAGGGAAATTTAATGTCTTATTCTGTATTGAAATACCAAATGCTGAATTTATAAGAAGTAATCCCTCTTGTAATTGTGCAAAATTGGCATTAGTGATAGAATTATTGACTCCTATGGTATTAGAAGCCAGGAGTTGTTTTATCGTTATTTGATTAAGTTCCTTCATCCCGGACTATTTTGTTTATGATATATATCCTAACGAATAATATCAATCTTATCTCAGGAGACTTTCTACTTCTTTATAGTATTCTTTGAATTTACTAGGAAAAAACTCAATCAGTTCTTTTATCTCTCTATTAGAGATTTCGTTCTTCTCTTTTATAAAATCTATGATCTCTTCCTTGTATTTATTTTCTAATTTCTCTTTCTCTTTCTTAAGAGTCTTTGTCCAAATCCAAGATGGAGTACTTTTATGCTTGTGTGTGATAAAAACCTTCCAGAAGTCAACAACCTTTGAGGGATTTATTTTTATATGATTGAAAGAATTAGCTTGTAAAGGATATGCAATAGAACATATCCTGTTTATCATAAATAAATTTCTAGCTTTATCTCTATCTGGAATTTTATCCCAGTTCTTAGAATGAAAAGCTTTAATTATATCGAAAGGATTATTCATATCACTTAAATAAATCAAAAGGATCAAATCCTCTAGGTGGTGTTGACTCTCTAGCCCATGGTGAATTGTCAATCATTTCTTTTTTGTCAATCTTAACTTCGAATTTTTCTTTTGCATCTAATTCTTGAACATGAGATCTAAGTCCTTCCACTATATTATGTGGTAATGATTTACTATTTAGCCAAACTAATCTGGCATTCTCTTCGTAGAATTTTTTAAATTGATCTCTGTTTTCTTTATTATCGGTCTGTGATATTAGTCTTAAAGATAATCCTGCGATCCAACCAAGAAAATCTTCGTTATCCCAAATTTCTTCTAGACTGAATTTGGACCATTCAGTTTCCACATAAAGATCCCAAATCTTCTGTGCTTTACCTTCTGCAATATTTGAATTCTTACCGTTTTTTGTTTTGTAAGGAAAAACACCAGGAACATCATCTTTTTTATCTCCCATAAGGATTTTTTTAAAGACGTATTCTTTAATATCTATTTTTTCAACAATACAAGAAGAGATTAGCTTATCTAATTTATCATCATTAGATCCAGAAGCTGGTGTGACATCAAATATAGTGGGTTCTTCAACTTGATTAATAGACCAATCTTGTGATACCACTAACTTATTATTTTTTGAATTGGTATTCCATATACCAGTCCATCTTTTTCCGTTATATTCTACAAGCTGGTGCATATCCTTATCTCCACTTATTACTATAACGCAATCTTCTGAATCTTTTAAATAATCACACCAAGCCCAAATTAAATCGTCGCCTTCCGCACCTCTATAAGAGCTATAAATAAATCCACTCTCTTCTAAATATTCGGAAAATTCGTCCATGAGTTTAAAGAAAGATCCCCAGTCAACTCCTTCGCCTTTTATTCTACTCTCTTTATATACACTTCGTGTTATTTTATAATCTTTTCTCCAAGATCTAGAGTCTTTACAAAACACTATACGATTTATATTAGGTATTTGATTTAATGAGTAGCATAAATCTGTTATCACCTTTCTTATAAACATATTTCTTTCTGCCTCAGAAGATAAAACGTCTCCTGGATTTTTGCTACCAAATCCAGAAAAAACCCCGAACGTCTTGTGAAATATGTAGTTTCCGTCTATTAGTATCGTTACCATATTTTAAAAATCTTCATTTGTTATCATTATATCATAGTCTGAAAATTTAAAAAAATCCTTCTGGTCTGCAATTAATCTTCTTTCGACATCATCTGCATCATTTCTTTCTTTTAATCTTTTGACTCTTGTATCCTCTGGAGGATTTAAATAAATAACAAAAGAATCAGCTCTAAAATTCTCAGGTAAGCTTTTAAGTCCTGCAGGGCTTAAAATAAAAAGATTTTTTATTAAAAACTCCCCTTTAGAAATTCCATATTTCCATTCATTAAATTCTTGTAGTTCTAAAAATATGTCTCTATTAGATTCAAAAAAATCAACATCTCTATAATAATAGTCAATTCCTTCTTTCTCTCCTTCCCTTGGAGGTCTGCTAGTAAAAGATACACCATAATCAAATCCTCTTTCAACCATTTTTTTTCTTAGAAAATCTTTTCCTGATCCTCCTGGTCCTACTATTATAATTTTACCTTTCATATTTCATATTTTGTATAGTATACTAAGCATTATCATTATATTTCTTAATTAATGCATAGTTTACTGGTCATTTTTAGACTATTTTGCTGGTCATTTTTAGACTATTTTGTATAGTATACTACTCGCTAAGTGAGAAAATCTAAGGTAACGAGTAGTATACTGATCATTTGTTCATTGTCCCTTGCAAACTGAATACTAATGCTAATAGACTTGTAATAGGGTCTATGACTTGACTTCTTTCTGCCTGGTGCTTAGCACTAAGAATTATTATATTAGGAATAAGTCCTAATTTACTAGGATGTTTCTCTGTCAGCCAATTTATAAATTCTGAATCTAACGAAGACATAGCTTCATCAACCTTTCCTGAATAATGTCCAATAATGTATTGATAATTCTTTAAAGGATCTGGCGAACTCATTATAAGATTAAAAAGATCCTCGTGATCAAATAGAGCCTCATTAATTTTCTGTTCTGTAAGATCTGTCACTCCATCAATATTCCATCTTTGAATTGTATTCAAAGCTGATCTCATATCCGGAAAATATTTTTTAGTAAATAACTTTAATGTTCTGTCATTGTGTGCTATTTCCATAGCTGAAAGAATTTTAGAAATTCTTTCTTGCCACTGTGTCTGTATTTCAGCCTCTTCTTCTTTAGATACTGGATCAAAATCATAAACTTCAAATCTTGATTTTATAGCATCTGGTATTTTACTTATATAATTACACGTAGCAACAAATCTTGTTGTCTTAGCATATTTCTCAATTGTACCTCTTAAAGCTTTATAGAACTGATCTGATGCACCGTCAAACTCATCTAGTACTACTATCTTTATTCGATTCTCTCCGTCAAGGATAGAAACAGTAGAACAGAAATCATGTACCTTAGTTCTTATTGTTTCAACTGAGCTCTCATCAGATACGTTTATAAAAATATAGGGATGATTCCTTATCAGAATTTTAGCCATACTAGTTTTACCAGATCCTGGTGATCCAGCTAATAAAACATTTTGTTGAAGTCCGTTTTCGAATGATCCTTTAATCCTTTCTGGAAGGATCATATGTTTTAATTCTTTTGGCCTTAATTTTTCCGTTAATAATTCTTGTATCATTTATTTACATTTTTCTTTTAAATCGTCTGCTTGGTCTTTATCATGTCTAATCTCTACAAATCTAGGTAAAAATAACGACCAGTTGTTGTTCTTGTCATTAATTATAACATTATATAAAACCGAGCACACTTTGTTTATGTGCGAATCGGGATCTTTACTTAATTCTTTTAAATCTAAATCTGTAAATCCCGATCCAACTTTTACTTTAAGTGTTCCTGACAAATCTTTACAAAAGAATCCACCAATAAAACCCTCTCTTTTTCCTTCTCCTGGATACCAGCCAGTGATTACTAAATCACATTCATTTACTTCTTTTAATTTAATCCAATTTTTAGATCTTTTACATTCGTATACATGTTCTGGATTTTTAAGAATAACACCCTCCCCACCATTATATACGATCTTCTTATAGTAAGCGTATATGTCTTCTTTTTCTGTAGTCAAGAAAGAATCTGCAAGTGTTAGTGAAGTGGTCTTATATGTACTAAAAACTCCCTCTAACGTAGACCTTCTGATACTAAAAGGAATGATACCTTTACCCGTCTTAAGAGTATCTGCATATTCTAAATCAAATACATTATAGATTAGATCATCACCTATAGCATTCATGGGCTTACCCTTTAACATTTGTGTGACTTTGCCAGATACACTTTTTCTATTCAGATCTGTTAGCTCGCCATCAAAAAACCAATCACCAGGTAATCCTGAATTTTTAATTAAGGACAAACATTCATTTCCGATTTTTTCTAAATACTGATTTGGAATTTCATTAAATGCTCTAGTGTAGAATTTAACCTCATTGCCAGAAACAAAAGCTATCACTCGTACGCCGTCGTATTTTTCCTCACAAATAATATGACTCCATTTTTTTATTTCGTCTTCATCATCTTGAGCTAACATTAGACTTGGATCTGGTATAATTTCTTTACCAAAAGATTTATTGATGAGCTTAGCTCCTATACCAATATTAAGTCTTTTGGTTAGAACTTTACATAATACTTTTCTTTCCTCTACAGAAAGAGGAAAACAATTAACTAATTCAAAAGCTTCTTCTCTAAACTTATCATTTGCTGCAGGTGCTATAAAAAGTCTTTCTGTTAGATCTTTAAATCTTTCAAATATGTCTTGGTCAGCAGAAACTAGATATGGACTTTCTTCCAAAACCTCTAGTTTATGTAATTTGGTAGTTAAAAATGGGTCTAACGCAACCTTAAGAAGATATTCTAATTCTTTCGAATAGTTATTTTTAATTAAATCTTGCTTGATTTTTTGAGAACCGTTTCCTGACAAACATTCAATTTCTAATAAAATTTTAAGCTCTTTTTGCATCCGATATATTTTAAACAAATGTAGAAATACCTACTAAATAATAAAAATGATTTCTATTATTATACTTGTTATAAAATACTAAGTTTCTTAAATAGATGCTTCTTCTTCTTCTGCTCCAGTTTCACCTTCTGCTCCCGTTGCTCCTTCTGCTGCTCCAGTTGCTCCTTCTGCTGCTCCAGTTGCTCCTGCTTTTACTTCCTCCTCTGCTTTTTTAACATAAAATTTGTTCATCTTAATATCATCATTAGATAAATCTAACCATCTTTCTATTAAGTAATCCTGATTGAAATATTGAACTTCTTCTTCATTTATTGTTTCTTTTACCTCTCCTAAAGCAGTTACAAAATCTACTTTTTTAATTAGTTGTTCAATCTCTCTAGATTCACCAAACATGTTATCGCTTTCAAACTTAACACCTATTTGACTTCTAAATTCTGCATCGTCTTTAAGATGTGGAAATTCTAAACACATTTGGATCCATAATGGCTTAACCATAATTTCCTGAAAGATAGATCTTAGTCTTGTTATAAATTTAGAAAATCTAACTTCATCCCTTTCTGCACCATCTGCACCAGATTTAAATGTATTGCTACTACTAACACCGAATCTAGAAGAGAATCTATTGTATGGAATTTTTGAATCCTGTCTTAATTTATTATAGAAATAAACCACAGAATCCATTACGTTCAGATTTGGTCCTTGTCCGTTAATTGTTTCCACTTTTACTGATTCGCCACCACTTTGTGGAAAAAGATAATTTTTATAAAATTGTAAATCGGGTCTTCCATTTATAGATAATTCACCTGATGTGGTATCGAGTTTAATATCCTCTTTGTAAACTGACATAAGTTCTCCTAAAGTCTCTTTAGCTTTTTGTGGAGCTTTACTTCCGATAGGAACTGTCATTTTAATTCTGTACTGGGCATTCATTACGTTCCAGATAATCCTTGAATGCTCCATAATCTTAAGCAAATTGAAAGATCTAATTAATCTTTCCGTATAAGATATTCTTGAAACTGAATTAGCTTTAGAGTAAGAGATATAAATCACCTGTGCATCTAATAATCTTCTTTGTCTAGTAGTTTCACCATAGTACTGCCACCAGATAGTTTCTCTTGTGCCATCAGGTTTTTTTTCTATAGCTGGTGTAAGACTTATAGCATCTAATTCTTTAAATCCCACAATTTCTTTTCCGTCACTAGAATAAATGATTTCAAATGCCAAAAATCCCTCAACAATTAATTGTCTAAAATATTGCCATCCCGTTATACCGTTGCAAAAATTATGAAGGACATAAAGTTTTCTGAAATTGCCTCTTAAGGATTTTAATACGTCATCCTTTAATTCCATATTAATGGTTGCAGGATGACAGAAGAAGTTCTTCTCATCGTAAACTATACCTTCATCACAAATAGTGTCTAAGATGTATTCTATTTCAGCATTAAGTGCAAATGTTCTAAGAAAATCTCTTTTGAATGGATAATCTTTATCAAAGTATGCTATGTATTTTTTATTTGTGGTATCCTGTGCAGCTATACTATAAATAAAATCTTCGTCATCTCCAGAGAATCCAAATCTTTCTCTCATATTAGCTTCTGAAATACCTATAGCCATAGAATCCTCTATTACCATATCTTTATATTCCATACCAAAAGATCCTAAACCACTAATTGATTTTAATATCCTTGAGATATTAGGATTAAACTTTCCAATATTATCTAGAAATCCTGCCATATTTTTTTATAGTGTAAATTCTTCTCCTCCTTCTTCTTCTTCAGCTGGTGCTTCACCTGTTGCTCCTTCAGCTGGTGCTTCGTCTTCAGTTGGTGTTCCGCCTGTTGCTCCTGCAGCTTCTTTTTTCTTATCAGCAGCTTCTTCTTTAGCTTTTTTGTTATCGGAAATATCTTGGTTATTCATTCCTAGAAATCTATCAACTAAGAAATCCATACTGAAGTATTTTTTACCTTCGGAATTTAGTAGACCTGAAATTTTTATAACCTGATCCTTTCTTGCTACCATTACCTCCATATCCTTGGCTTCTCTAAACATATTTTCCTTAACGTAGTCTAGTCCGAATTCAGATTTTAGAATGTAATCGGTTTTTAGATTAGGAAAATCTAAACAGAATTGAACCCATAATGGTTTCATTAAAATATCTTGGTATATTGACCTTAATCTGTTTATAAATTTACCGAATCTAATTTCTTCTTGGTCTAATCCTTCTGCAGTAAATGTAATAGTACCTTCTGATCCTGATTCTTCCCTACCGAATCTAGTAGCAGGTATTTTAGAATCCATCCTTAATTTATTTGCAAAATATTTTAATACCGTAGTATCGGAGAATGCGGTAGCATCACCTGCTCCAGCTAAAGGCTGAATATCTGGTGTTCCGTTAGGAGATGAAGGCATTAAATAATTCTTAAAGAATTGTATTTTGGGTTTTCCGTCTACTGATAATTCTCCACTATCAGTATTTAATCTAATATCTTCTTTATAGATTGACATTAACTCTCCAAGAGTCTGTTTAGCTTTTTGCGGAGATTTAGTTCCAATTGGAACTGTCATTGCCATACGATAAGAAGAATTCATTACGTTCCAGATGATTCTGGTGTGTTCCATAATTCTAAGTAAGTTGAATGATCTAATTAATCTTTCAGTATAACTTACTCTACCTGCTGTACCTCCACCTTTAGCATAACTTATATAAATTATCTGCGAATCATAAAGCTTTCTAGTCAAAGATGGGTTATCTGGATATTGAATCCATATGTCTATAAATGATCCGTCAGGCTGTGCTTCTACTGTTGGTACAAGAGAAGCAGGATCTAATTCCTTAAAACCTACTATATTTTTACCTTTCTTATCAAATACTATTTCAAAAGATAATATACCATCGGATAAGAATTTTCTGAATAAGTGCCAAGCTAATATGTCTTGGTTAAATCCAAATAGATTATAGATCTCTTTGTATCTTTTTTGTACTTTATCGTATGTCTCTTCATCAACATCATCGTGCTGCATAAATGAGAAGTAAGCCCAAAAGTTTCTTTCGTCATACACTATAGCTTCATCACAAATAGTATCTAAAATAAATTCAATCTCTGGATTCTGTGAAAAACCTTGTAAGTAATGCTTTTTATTTTTATAATCTTTATCAAAATAAGCTATATACTGCTTAGTTGTTGTATCTGCTCTTCTTAAACCGAATAAGAAAGCCTCATCTTTAATACCTCCTTTTTGTAGGAATTGTGCTTCGCTTACACCTACTGCTTGTGAATTTTTAATCACTAGATCCTCATAAGACATACCAAAACTGCCAACTTTTTTAACGCTATCTATAATAGCACTAAAGAATGTTTTTTTATCATCTGTAAATCCAGCCATTAGATCTGTAAATTTTTCTTATATATCTCATTTAACTGGGTCCCTTCAATTGACCTAGTATCCAGATATACTATTCTAGTCCAATCTTCGTAAGGAATTTCCACAACATCACGAACTTTTTTTAAATCCCATGCTCTATAAGCATGTTTATAGTTTATTCCTTTAAGAATAGTGTCAAGTGTTTCGTAATCTGTTTTTAACAGAACCTGTGATTTAATTTCCCCCCTGCCGATTTTTTCTTGGTTCTTTTCTATGATTTCTTGATAAACACTTTGTATTCTTGTAAAAAAAGGAATTCTAAATTGAGGAGACAGCAATATTAAATCTATACCATAAAATATTGTCTTATCTTCGTAGCTTTTAAAGCCAGTAAAGAATACTATGGGTCTTTTATTAATATATTTTTTAGATTTTTCTAATTGGTCGTTATATTCTAATGAATAAACTTTACCTGACAAAAAACTCGAAGGGTTAAATTGGCTCTTACTATTTACAAATGTTTTAAACCAGTGCATAAAAGAATCCTCGGCTAATGACGAAAGACCAGATACTGATAATTTATAATCTTCAAATTGTGTTTTAAAAGGTTTCATCGCATTATAAAGGTTTCGTTTATAGCTCCAAACTTATAACCTCTAGATTCTGCAAATCTTGTTGCTGCTTCAAACTTACATCTGTTTGTGATCCAAGTTTTGAGTCTTTCATTATAGCTTCTTATTTTCTTTTCCGTAAGATTACCTGTAGGCTCTTTTGGCCTCATATGTAAAGCATACTGATCTTCTGGCTTTATTTCAATTAACCAATTTTCTACCGAGTTATTTTTTAATACCTGGATATAATAATCAACAAAGTATTTATGTTCTTTTTTATCAATTGGACTCCAATAAGGAATACCTGTAGGTTCTGAGCTCCATTTAGTTATATTGGGATTAATATCACAATACTGACAAAATCTTTGTTCCCAAGAGCTTCTATAAATTATATTATGAATATCACCAATATACTTTTCTGGATTAGTAGGGTAGTATTTACCAGACTTCCATTTACCATTCGGCTTTAGTTTTTTGATGTCCATTCACAATTATATATTATAATTGGAATTTTCTTCTCTTACGATTCTTGAAAATGGTATAGTTTTAGGAGCTTTAGGTGGATATATTTTTTTCCATCCTTTCTTCATTCCATTATGTGCTATTTGCGAAATGAAAGCAAAAGGATTATCAGATTTTGCTGGATCGTATCTGTTCCAGTATTTTATTAAATCCTCTAATCCGAATGAGATACAATCTTCGCGATCTTCGTGATCTCTGTATGAATGGGTCTTAGACATTCCGTTTACTATTAAAGTAAACATTTGCACAGTTTCGGATGTGAGTTTTCCTACTTCTTTGCTTTCTTGTAAAGCTCTTTTAAGCTCTTTGTTTTTTACATATATCATTGTGCTTCGGGGCTGTTATTTTGGAGTTTCTCTATTTGATCTTCTAAATTTAATCTTAATTTTTCCAAATTTATCCTCGAATTTCTAATTGTTTCTATACCTATCTTACCGTGTTCTTCGCTAGAAGTTTCCAATTCCTTTATCTTTGCTAGACAATCTTTCAAATCATCTAAAACAAAATTGAGTCTGTTGCCAATACCCTCTTCGGATTTTTGGCCAACAGACTCAATTATTTTCTTCGTAATTACTTTTTTTTTGATGCTCTCCCTGGTGTAGTAGCAAATGCTGCTACAGAATCTGCTTCTGCAAATCTTTTACCATTCTTATTGGAATTTCCGTGAGCATCTGCTAAATTAGCTCTCTCTTCTTTTTCAATAAACTTTTTAGGTACTTCTTTTGATCCTGCAGGAGCTTTTTCAATGTGCGAATTTTTTTGACTCTCTTTAATTGCAAGATTCATATTCTTAAGATCTTGAATAAATTTAGCTGATCCTTTAACAGATCCACTTGGTGCTTTAGCTAAATCTAAATTTTCTAATCCATCAATAAAGTTTTGTCCTTTACCAGCAGATCCTTTAGGAAGTTTTGCTAAATTACTAGCTCCAGATTTTACACTGTTTCCTGTTTCAGATGTTCTTTTACCAGACTTAGGTGTTTTTCCAAAATTAGCATTTGAATCATTATCTATAAATTTAGGAGATGATCCTGTTTTTTTATTAGGAGCAGCAGCCATGTGTTTTTTAGATAAATTCATAACCGATTTATCTTTATAACTACCTCCTTTATTTCCTGGTGCAGATGCTAAATTTTGATTAGATTCATTAGCTAAATCGTCAGTGTATTCAATATCTAAATCAGGAGTTTTAATGTCGTAGTTGTTAACTTCATCAGTAAGATCTTCTACATCAGAGAAGAAATATTCTCCTGTTTTACCCTCTTGGAATAATATAGTGTAAGTCTTAGAGCTTCCGTCTACTCCAATCACTCTGCCTTTAACGCCGTTTCTTTTTACTCTAACCTCAGTATCAATTGGATATCCAAGATCTTCATTCATATTTGAAGAAACGTCTTTAGCTTTATTTTCAAATCTTTCAATTTCTACATTGATTTGATTCCATCTGTCTTTTAAAGATTCGATTTCGTTTTCGATACCTTCTTCTAAAGATATTAGTTCATCAGAATTAGCAATAAGAGGATTTTGTTCCTTAACAACATCTAATTTTCTTAATTCGCTTTCTAAGATATCAATATTCTTAACGATTTCTGTTTTGTCATTTTTCATAACGCTTAAGAAAGCTACTTCGCCATCTAAGAATTCTGTTAAAGATTCAGAGATATCATATTTAATAAAGTCTTTAACGATATTAATAGCTTGAGTAGCATTAGCTTCGTAGATTTTATTTAATTTCATTGCTGGATTAACTGTTTGAACGTAGATAGTTGCGCCAATTTTAAATATATTAGCTTCTACACCTTCATAAACTTTAGATTTAATTTTTTTACCAAAATCCAAATCAATAATCTCATCAGCAACTTTAGCAATAAAAATTGCTTTATTGATCTTGTAGTTTGAATTTTCCAATAAGTTATTAGTTGAAACACTTACTGCAAGCGGTAAATCTTCTTCCTTAATTTCTTTACCATCAAAGAAGATAGTTTTTGATTCATTTGCAAAAGAGATCTCGATTTTATTATTTCCAAGTGTTAATAATATTCTGTTATTCTCAACTCTAACGTCTCTATCAGCTAAGATTGAAGCTTTGTCTTGTAGCTCAGCAGGAACTTCTTCCATTTCGCATTCAAAAATAGTTCCTTCAGATTCTTGAAGTTTTAAGAATTTACCAGAAGAGTAAAATACCACTTCATTTTCGTTAACATATACTGGAGAATAGATATTACTGATCTCGCAAATATTATTGTCAAATCCAACATTAAATTTGCTAGTGCCTTGATTTTCGTAAATTGAAAGGAAACTAACTAAATTTCTAACCATCGGGTTAAATCCAAATCTTTTTAATCCGTGAACTAAAGTATCTGAGCTTCTTTTTTCTGAGGATAACCAATTTTTCATTTGGTCTGTAGCATCTGAAAAAAGTTCTTTTCCTGAATTATTCTTAATAGTCTCGTAAGTTTTTAAAACCTCAACTTCTCTTCTGTTACTTTCAAAAGTATTTGTTAAGTTTTCTAAAACTGGTTTAACTGAATTTTCCCAAGAAAAAGAGCTAAGATCGTTTAACAATTCTTCAATAATAAAGGATTCAGAAATACCTTTTTCTATTAGTAAGTAATTGTATTTTTCTAAAAGAATTTTACCTGCTGGTAATTCATTTAAGCTTGAGTTTCTTAATGCTGAAACAGTATTTAAAACACCAAAGCTGAAAGAAGTTCTTTTAGAAGCTTTAGTTGACATATCTGGAAATGCAGATTCGTTTAAGTGCTGAGCAGTTGAGCCATTAAGAAATGAAGAAGCAACAGGAGCTTGAGAAGCACCTAATCCTGCCCATTCTCTTAAAGAATCAGCTGCTTGCTTAGATGTTTCCATGTTTAATCTGTTGATCTCTGGATTAATATTTTTTTCCATTTTTAATTCGCTTTTTTAGTATATATCTATTCTTTTCTAGATTCCTCTTTGTTATTATTTAATGATCTTTATAATAATAAGTTTCAATCTCGTTTATTTAATTTCCCCCAATAATAACCTCAACATTTACTCTAACTGAATGTGGATTATATAATAACATACCTCCTTCATCAAAGTAAGGGGATTCAATATCACTTCCGTTTGGATCTAAATCCCAACCTCTTCCTAAAAAATATGGGGAAAGATCTGACGGATTCCCCGTTAATAATGTTATATCTGACATTGGTAAATATGATCCATTATAAATTATATTAATAAATCTATTATATACTGGAAGTGTTGATGGGTAACTTGCTTTTATCATTATAAAAGATACCTCTCCTAATCCTTCAGAATTAAGAATAAGACTTGAATTACTGTATATGCACCCATTAAAAGATGTGTAATTATTCAAAATTATATTAGTATCACAAAGACTTATTTCTCTAAGAACCGTAGTGCCTTTTATTACACTCAAGTTACATCTTTGAAATATTGCTCCTTCAAACTGTATTGTATCACATACTATAGGTGGTGTAGCCATTAATTAAAAACAAATATTTCTAGTTCAGTATTATATGTGTTGCTAGGATTACTGAACATAATTCCTCCGAACGATAAATCGGGCGATGCTATTGGTGGATATGTGTGTGGGCTAAATACCGGACTTGGTGGAGTGTTTGAATAATATCCTAAATCCCACCCTTGCCATGGTATTTCTGCTTGTGTTCTGCCTGTTAATATCATTAAATTATGCATTGGGTAGGTGTTTCCTTTATATTCCCAGTATACAAGTCTATCCTCTTCTCGATGATTTTTTTGGTACGTAGCTTTTACCACTATCATTTGAACCTCTCCTTGTGCTTGTCCAATTTCACTTGCTGTTAGTATATAGGTACTTAAAGCATTTAAAGTTATGTTCTTTTTTAATGAACCACCGCAACCACCTAATTCAGAACTCCCTAATGATTCAAGTTTAAAATCACATAAAGATATAGTAGATAGAACGTTTGCACCTTCTTTAATATCTAAATTACACGATTGAAAACTAATCCTCCTATAGACTGCGGGATTACAATCTAGATATTTAATATGAACAGGATTTGTTGTATAAACAGGTTTTATCATCTTAATTTAAAAGGTCCGACTCTGGATTATTTCTAAATCTCTCTCTAATTTTTTTTTGTTCTTCAAAAGAAAGATTAATATCTTTGTATTTATCCGTATCATCTATTTTATTCTCTATATCTTTCACATTTTCTTCTATTGGAATAATAGATACTGGTTCTATAATAATTTTAGGCTCTTCAATTACAGTTTCTTGAGGTATAAATATAATACCTTCCGAATCATTTTTTGTCTCACTGTAATCTATAACATATTCTTTTTTGTGATGTATTCCGCTATTTTCTTCTTGCAGTTTTTGTACTTTTTTCTTGAATAAATTATCCCAGAACTTTTTTAATTTATTCTCTTTTGTTTCTTTTACTATTGCTTCTTGGTTTTTTTGGATTTTTTTCTTAAATAGATTACTCCAAAACTTTTTCAATTTATTCTCTTTCATTTCTTTGTTTTTTTTTATTTCTATTTTGTTTTCTTTATCTTTGGTTATCTCAAAAGCAAAGTTTGCTGCAATAACTAAAGCAATTGCTAAAGGATCAAAAACTAACATTAGTACAATGATATACCAATTCACAACTTGATCTAACGTTTTACCAGTGAGCTCTGCAATATATTTTAAAGGACCTACTTCTTTTGCTAGATCTGAGTTTGATGAAACTCCTAATTTATTCCTTTCAATACCTCCTATTTTATTATTTTTTGATGATATTGAATCATTCATTACAGATATTTCTGAATCCATTCTTTTTATTTCAGAATCAACATCATTAATTTGTTTTCTAATAGCTGTTGTAGATTTTGATTTTTCTATAAGGACATCTTGTGTTGTTTGTAGACCTGTTCTTATTGTAGTAAGCTGCGTTAATCTGCTATTCTTCTGTGAAATCTGTGATTCGTAATTCTTAATCTCTGTTTGAACGACCGCGATATCCTTATCTAATATTTCAATGTTTTTATCCTGATTCTGGACTTTAAATGCAGTTTCTTGATAAGCAGATGAAAGGAAGCCGTAAATTCCAGCAGACGTGATTAAAATCAATATTAAGGTGGCTACAGAGAGATAAGTTTTAAGGAATCCATTAAGTTGTTTCCAGTATTGATAAAGTAATGATGCAGTTACTAATTTTGCAAGTTCTAAGCTTCCCGCTAGAACCATAACTTGTGTGGATGCACCCGCAAACATTTTTCCTAAACCCGATACAGAATAAAAAGCAGCAGATCCAGAAACTGACAGTGCTGAAAGTGTTATTATCCACGGTAACAATTTTTTCTTCATGACATATATATCCACAAAAAAAAGACTAGAAATATTTCTAGTCTTTTGTTATATTAGGGTATAAGGTTTATTATGCTAGCTCCAATCCTTGCTCTGCAGCAGCTAATTGTTGCTCAAGATCTTTAACAACCAAGTTATCTTGTTGAATTAGTACTAATGTCTCTTCAAAAGTTTTCCAAAGAGCTACGAAATTATCAATTCGGCTTTCTCCAGTCCCTTCCATTTTTAAAATAAAATAATGTGAAGCTTCCACCTCTAGGTTATTAAAATAAGCAACGCCATCTTTAATACCTTCTTTTTTTGTTCTCTCTATACTTTTTAAAATCTCTTTAACTCCAAGAGCTTCTTTAGATCTCCACTGAACTCCATTTTTCATGTAGTCTAGAAATACATCTAAAATCTCTGGTGTCATAGACACAGCATATTCTTTTCCTGCTAGACTCTTTTTGTAATCCTCTAGATCTTTTTTGATAGAATTAACTTTATCGTGATCAACATTAGAAAGATATTTTTCGAGAGCAGCTTCGTTTGCTTCTTCTTTAATCACTTCCATTTTCGGTGTTTTCGCTATTTTTGCCATTTTGTATTTTTATATTTTATAGGTTATTTGTAATAGAAAGTTTCTTAAATATTGTTAATTTCTCTGAATTTTTCACATAAATCTATGAACTGGGAAAGGTAATCTTTTAATTCATAATCATGTACTTCAAATGTTTGTATATCAGATGTCTGCTCATTTGCTATACGTATCTTACCAACTTTAGGAACTTCATTATATTTTTCAGCACACATAAACATGTAAGCTGCTATTTGTAATTTATAACTTAATATATCTTCTTCGTCTTTTAAAGAAGTTGATGATTTAAAATCTTCTACTATTAAATTGTATTCCAGATCTCTGTAAACAAAGTCGCACGCACCAGCCCATCCTCCTTTAAATGTTGTGTATAAGAAAGCTTCGTTATCTACAACTTCTAAGATATTTTCCCAAAACTTTTCGTGATAAAAATTCCAAAAAAGATCTCTTCCTTTATCTACGTATTTAGAAAATTTACCCTCATCTCTTCTTGATTCTTCTATTGCAAATATTTGTGCTTTCTTTAACGATCTGTCTACGTTTTTTTCTTTTGCCCATTCAAGAAGAAAAAGTTCTAGCATTCTGTGCATTACATTTCCTCGTTCTGCAGCATCGTGTAATATCTTATCCCATCTCTTATCTCCGAATTGCTTTCTGAGCATTTCGTATTTTTCGTTTTTTAATAATTTAAGCACAGTAGTAACAGATGGCAAAATTAAAGGAGCTTCAGAAGCTCCCTCAACGATATATGCTCTACCCCATGGGTAAGCTTTTCTTGTAATTTCTATATTAGAAGATGGCATCAAATAACGATTTTATTAGACCACCTATCCATGATAAGAATCCGAACTTGTATTGAAGATAACTAATTACTAAGATTAAACCAATTCTATAAAAAATCCATCTCAATGATAATCTTTGAAAAGCTGGAGTGTATGTAATAAGATAAGAAATTGATTTTGGTATTGGTGTTATTTCGGGTAAAATAACTTCAGACAATCCTAATCCAGTAAGATACTCATTTAATGGCTTAGACTCTTCAATAACATATGCAGGTCTTATTTCTTCTGGTGTATCTGGAGAATATATTACTTCTGGCGGAAGATTTACAACAGTATAAATTCTTCCAATCCAATCTACTCTAAGCTTAAATTTATTCCACTCTATAGAACTCATATTATTCTTTATAGTTCTTCTCACAAAGAAATAATTACCTATGTCTATTATAACTCTTTTAAATGGATATTTCATAACTTTTTTCTTAATTTTAGATTATACTATAAGAAAAGTTACATTAATTATTAAAAGTTAAATTAACTCCAGGAAACATTTCTCTGACTTTTAATCTTGCTCTTCTAATTCTTGTAGCTATAGCTCTTTTTTTCATTCCATGTTTATCTGCTATCTCTTGATATTTCATTCTTAGAATTTCTCTATCATAAAGAATGTCTTTATAAATTTCCGGTAGGTCACTCATTTTCTCTATAACATTATCATAAAGATCCTCCATCTCATCATTATCAGTAGTTATATAGTCGCAAGTGGTGTCACCTTGAACTACATTTGAACTTGATCTGAATACATGATCGTCAGAATCATCGGAATTTCTAACCATCTCGTTTATAATAGGCATATACCTATCTTCACATTTTTTAATAACTAAAGATTCGTTCCTAGCTATATTGTAGACCCATGTAGAAAAATTACCTCTAGTTGAATCATACTGAGTGATCTTAGTCCAGATCTTAGCCATTGTGTTAGAAACAGCATCTTCTGCAGCTTCCTGTTCTATTAAAATAGATTTACAATGATTTAATAATCCAGGTTTTATTCTTTTGTATAGTTCTACAAAATCTTTTTCTGATGAGCTTCTCATAAAGCTCTCTGCCAATTCTTGAATGTTTTTTACTGCCATTTTAGTTCCAATTTTTTTAAATTTCTAATCTTTTTATTTCTATTCCTGCTTGTTCAAAAAGTTTAAAAGAATCTGTCTTTCTATAAACTTCCGAGTAAACTATTCTTTTAATTCCTGCCTGAATTATAAGTTTAGCACAATCGAAGCAAGGAGATAGGGTTACATATAATGTAGCGCCTTCCGCCGTATTTGTACTTTTAGCTATTTTCGTTATAGCATTAGCTTCTGCATGTAAAACCGTTGATATGGTGTTGTTATCGCAATCCTCGCATTGATTAGGAAATCCTGAAGGAGTTCCATTATACCCATCAGATATAATTGTACGATTATTGACTATTAGACATCCTACCTGACTTCTTTTACAGTGAGAATTTTCCGACCAAACTTTGGCCATTCTTAAGTACAATAAATCGATCTTATTCTGCTTCTGCAGCGGTAGGCTCTGATTGATCATCAGCTTGTGCTTTTAAAGGTACGACTTCGATTTTATAGCGTTCTACAATAGAAAACACGTCTCTTAGTCTAAAAGCACCAAGGAGATTTAATATCTCATTAACTTCATCTTCCGTAAATCCAATTTTTTCTTCATTTTCTAAATTCTGCAGACATTTTTCATAGTTCGAATATTCCTTAAGGAATTGAGCCGATGCCTGTTTAAGCTCTTTCGAAATCTCATAGTTTTTACTCATACTTTTTTATTTTAGGTTTTATTTTACAAATATAGAAAATACTTTTTATAAAGTAAATCCCCTATTGAAACTTTTTATTAGTTGGAGTAACAATTAAGGGTCCTTGCATAGTGCTATTAAGCTGTGTCAGTAATGATACCATATTTTTCATAGTATCTAACATTTCTTTATTTCCTTCTCCTTCTGTTTTATTTCCTTCAACTTTTTTTTCGTTATTAGTAGTTTCGCTCTTAGGAACTTCTGTAGTGGTACTTCCAGAGCTTCCGTTATCAGAACTAGTATTACTAGTAGTGGTATTAGTAGTGGTAGCAGTATTAGGTTCTGGCTCTTTGGGCTTTTCTACCATTGTGCTTACACTAGATAAATTTTGTGTTGTTGTTTCTATCTTACCCGTAGAAACAGGTAAAGTTTCATTTACTTTATCATTTTTATTATCTATTTTATTTTCTAACTTAGTCTCCTCATTTTTTTTCTCCGGTTCTTTTTTTTCAGTTCCCACAGTAGATCCCGTTACTCCTTTAGGAGCGCCTGTAATATCTTCTGCTTTTTTTTCTGTAAGTTTTTCTGTTTCAGTCTTAGCTTTACTATCTCCAGTTCCTCCAGTTCCTCCAGTTCCTCCAGTTCCACTGGAAGCTCCTGAATCTATACCAAATAAATCCTTAAGCAAATTATTAACTTTACTTTCTTTATTATTATTTACAGTATCTATTTTTGCTGGTTCAGAGTTTACTGTACCTGTACCTCCCGTAATGTTTTTTGTCTCTTCTAATTTAGTTTCTGCTGATGAAACTGCTGGTCCAGTAGTTCCACCAGTAGTTCCTGTAGTGTTTTTTGCTTCTTCTAATTTAGTTTCTGTTGATGAAACTGCTGGTCCTGTAGTTCCTCCTGTGCCTTCTGTAGTACTTGTTTTTTCTACTAACTTAGTTTCTGTAGATGCTCCTGTAGGTCCTGTAGCTGGTACAACATCTCCCTCTTTAGTCATTTTCATTGACTCTATGGATCCGCCTTTAGATTTATCTATAAGCTTAGCTAAATTATCATCATATCTTTTGGACATGTTTACAACGCTTTCACTAGCAAACCCTTCAGCTTCTAGTATTTTAGCAAATGCAGATATTATAGCGTTATTCTCTGGTGTAAAAAGAATTGCAGATTTTTGTACAGTCATTGGGCCACCATCCCCATTAAAATATGATAGAATATCTAAAAATTTATCCAATAATGGATCAAATTTAAGTTTATCATCTTTTACTTTACTATCAAATTCTCCTTTGATTGTATCGTACTTTTCGTACTCTTTTATATTTCTAAGCCCTAAATTTTCTACTATCTGAGTTACACTACCAGTTTTAAGCTTTTGTGCATTTCCTATCTTATTTTGAGCAGATCCTTTGGACATTTCAAAAATTTCCTTACCGTCTAATGCCTCTCCATTGTCTATTTTTTCACCAATATCCATTCTATCAGTTCCGCTTTCATCGTAAGCTTCTGAATAATAAATAAGTTTAGGATCATAAGCAGGATCTAAAGCTTTTAGATTTTTTTCAAACGATTCATTATAGAATGCTTTAGCTTCTTTTATAACCTCATCTGCAGATTTCTTCTTCTTTTTTAAATCTTCGTCTATTTCCTTTCCCGTTAATTGCCCCGTAGGGGTTATCATTGCACTTTCTTCTTGCTTATATTTAGCTCTATCGAAAGCACCTTCTCCAGATTTAAAAATTGGAAATTCTGATCCTTGTGTTCCTGTTTCTCCTGCCAAAATGTATTTTTATTTATATACCTAAAAAGCCAAAAAGTTAACTTTTTGGCTTTGAAAATGAAAATGCTTCTACTAAATCTCCCTGTTCGGATTTCTTATTCTCTCGTTCTATTTTTTCATTAAGCTTATCTACATATAGTTGATATTCATAAAATGGAAGAGATTCTAAATTATCTATTGAGAGTTTAAATTCTTCCCAAAGTCTAAATTTAATATCAAAATAGTTGCTCAAGGATATTTGAAATAATGAAAAGGGATCTGTATCCTCCGGGAAAGGAAATTTCTGCTGTGACCTCCCCATCACAGCTTTCACATTTTGTATAAATTCTTGATTTTGTTGCAAAATTAATTTTTTCACTGATTTGATCTGCTATTGAGAATTGTAATGGAGTCCATTCTAACGACGCTCTTTCATATTGATCATATAATCTTTCATCTAGACCTCTCCAGTCTGGAATTATAAAAGTTGCAACCTTTGCAAAGCTATCGTCGAATTTTTTACCCTTCTTTCTTTTATCTGCTATAATTCTTCTACATACTGTGGTAACACCAATGGTGGGAATATACAAATCCATTTCTGCACTTCCGTCTTTAGGTATAAATTTGAATGAATATGAATCTTTATTGTATCTTTTTAATATCTCCTGATCAACAACAAAACTATCTAATAGATTAGATTTTAATTCTATCATATCAGGAATGTTACATTCTTCTTTAGTACAGTTTTTTGTAATAGGTAATAAGATTCTATTCTCTCCTTTTAAGAAAGTCATATCTCTTATTGACATAATAATAAAGAATCTATCTTCGTACCATAAATCGTATGATTCAAGAATACCACCATTCCAACGTATTTTCATACATTTTTCAATGATAGTATTTAATTTGTCATCTAGATCTAATCTATCGCTATCGTCTACTGTGGAGAATTGCCTAATTTCAGTAACCTTAGCTGATTTTATTGCAATTTCAAATCCATCAGGATAGCCAAATCCTTTAGAGGGTAAAGTGTCTGCTGGTATATTTTTCCATTCCGCCTCCATTCCAAGTGGAGTTCTATTGACGTTAACTTTTCCTAAATTTCTCGGTGTTATATTATCTTCTGTTGGTATCCAATCGGGAATTGTTACATTTTCTACATCTGGATCTTGTTCTTCAATCCTTTGTTGAGCATCATACTCGAACTTAGATTTAGCTTCTTTTTGGTTGAGTTCATTTAGAAGCTCATCGTCAAAATTGTCAATCATATTTTTTTTCTTATATTTCTTTTACTCTTTTTTTTCTTTTAGTTTCCTATTAGACGATAAAAAAAAGTAAAGACCAAAGAACAATCCCGAAAGGAAATAAAAAATTGCGACAGTATGCCAATAGGAATGTGTCCATTTCATTAAAGCTGCAAAAAGGATATCGAATCCGAAAGGATTGAAAAATGTTGCTAGGATTAAGCAGATTGAGGCAAGTCTTCTTTTCTGTTTCTGAGTCACAATCGTCGTCCATATTATTTTAATATCGACATTCTTGTAAGAAATAAGATCAAACAAAAATGGAGACTTTGTTGAGTCTCCATTTATATATTCCCTTGATTTTTTTTAGTTAAAAACGTCTTCGAAATAATCCGCTCTAAATGAAAGTGCTATTTTGTACGGAGTTGTTCCGTTAGTATAATCTAAATCCATTGCTTTTATTTGATCTGTAGGAAAGCAATTTACTAATTTAATTCTTCTAAATACATCGCCTTCTTTATTGAATATTGATACAAGTACATAAGTTCCACCAGCATATGTAGATTTAATACCAGTAGCACCTGTTAAAGGATTATAGATTAAATCTGACCACTGACGCATAGTTTTAAATACGTAGTTGCTGTTGTTATCATCCAAATTGGTTTCAAATTCAATTCTGAATTTTACACCAGTATCATCAACTGCACCACCTGCATATCTTCTTCTTGAGAATTTATACCTTTGTTCCATTACACCTGGGTTTTTATCAACTGATAAGCCAGAAACAGAAAGTACATTTTCTACCAATAAAGACCTTCCGCCGTTTCCTTGAGGAAGAGTTACACCAACAGGAGGTTGAATAATAACCTCGAATTGATTAAGATATACTGGTTCGTATAATTGAACTGCTGCTTTTGCTGAGCTAAAATGTGGTAATCCTGCCATTTTCTTTTATATTTATATAAATACGTCTTCGAAATAATCTACTGCCCATTGTACATCAATTTTATAAATAGATGCTTGAGTATAGTTTAATCCCATATCTGTTATAGGTGACATAAGGAAACAATCTTTAAGATTAATCTTTCTGAAAATATCCCCTTGTTTATTAAAAACATTAATTAAAATATTTCCTGTGTAATCTTTCTTAAGACCCATTGCTCCTGTAATAGGATTATAAATTAAATCAGACCATTGACGAAGTATTTTAAAAACATACATTGAATTGTCATCATCAAGGTTAACTTCGAATGATATTGAAACATCTAAACCAGTTCTTTGTGGAGCTGCTCCAGCATAGTATCTTTTAGCAAATTTGTACTGTTGAGTGATCTCACCAGCATTTTGATCCACTTGTAAACCTGAAATATTGGTCACCTGCTCTAAAAGAATATTTCCGCTACCAGGATTTCCTTGAACTGATATAACACCAGCAGGAGGTGAAATAGTCACCTCAAACTGATTAAGGAAAACGGGTTCGAATTTATTAACCGAAGCTTTCGAACTTGAATAATGTGGTAATCCTGCCATGTTTTTATTTTATATATTTTTCTCCCTGATTTATTTACAAATCTATTAACTAAATTGCAAAAATCCTCCAGAAGCAATACCACCTGTTCTAGTAACTGTCATTCTATTAATAAACTTATGAATACCTCTTGCAGGTTCAATAATTACGTCAATAATACCAATATTTTGATCAATGATTGCAGGTGTATTATTAGAAGAGTCCATAATAGATAAGTAGTTATAAATACCTCCAACAGATCTTACTCCAGTTAAATAATTGTCTACTAATGTTTTAATTTCAAGTCTTACATTGTCTTCGTTAAAATCAAACACATAGTTAGAAAGTATTTGCTCTATTGCAGATTCAATAGTGATTAATAAGTCTCTAACGTGTAAGTTATTAAATGCTGAGTTAGTTCTTTGGTAGCTTGTTTGGTTACCGTAGATAACAATACCAACACCTCTTTTTCTGATGATTGGATTGATACCGAATGGCTCTAAGTATTCTCTATCTTCAATATCGAAATCATACTCAAGACCAACTAAGTTACCAGCAGAGATAATACCTCTTTTAAGACCAGCTACGATTGAATAAGGTTCACCTGTAATAAATTTACGAATGAAGTTGTTAGAAACGTATGCTGATGGTGGAACGTTTAAGTTCTTACCATTCTCTCTGATTGTTAAGAAAGGAGAGAAGAATCCTGAGAATTTTGCTCCTAAGTCTTCATCAGGTAAAGAGAACGTGAATGAAGGATTCAAACTTAAGTTACCTCCGTCTGCAATATATCTAGCTTGTAAAATTGGAGCTGGATCTGTTGCTGTAGGTGCTGAAGTAAATCTAGGATCAATAGAATCAGAGAATTTCTTCATTGAAGGCACATTACAAATTGCTAAACATTTTTGTCTGTTTTTAGCAAGTCTAGTAAGTTGGAATTTACAGTTTGGTTGAATACCTCCGTCGAATGTATCTACGATGTATCTGAATGTGATTACGTCAGTATCAGCTAATGTTCTTGCTAAGTTTGTATTAGAAAGTACGTCCAAGATCTCATTCATTCTTGTATCTGTTCCGTTTGGTACAGAAGCAGCTTTAATCTGAGCTCCTGGTAGATAAGTGAAATTGAAAGATGTAACAAATTCTTGTATATTTTTAAAGCTCAAAACTCTTGTTGTTGTACCTGGATACAATTTAATAGGTCTTTCAGTTTTAACTTGTACTGTGTAAATACCAGGGGAAGAAGCAGAAGATACTGTTTTAACCTCAAGTACTCTAGTTAATCTTGACTGAAGATTCTCAGTTAATGGATTATCGTAAATTTGAGTGTCAGTAGAAACTAATAGATCTCCCACTTTAATTCCTGAAGAATTAGCAATTGCTGTAGTTAATTCAATAACGTTAGGCTGTAATTGAGTAACAATATCAATATAATCACTAATGTTACCTGTTGTTGAAACGATATTAAATTGGTATGTTCCAACTGCATTAGTACCAGTAGGTAAAGAACTAATAAAAGTATCGCCAAATCCTTCAATTGCTTCAGGAGTTGTGAGGGTATCCTCTGAAAACGCTCTACAGACTAGGATTTTATAACCGTCTCTATCTACATTTACTTCAAATTTTAAGTATTGTTTAAGAGATCCAGTATCATCTTTCCAGTCTTGATCACCATCTCCAATATTTCCCTTAGTCCAGTCTCTGTACATAAGAGAGTTTTCATAAGCTAAATAGCTATCTGTACCTACTGGGATATCTGGTGAGAAGAAAACATCATCATTATCAAAGTAATCTGGAGTACCAATCTGGTAAGCATCCACTGTACTTTTATTTGTTTCGTACCAAGGTTCAACATATGTTGTAGAAGCAGTAGAACCAACTAAAGGGTGATTCATTCTGATTCTTACCTGTTGTTTTAGACCTGTTGGTAAAGTGTTATTAGTAATAAATTTAGCTTCAGTTACCTTAATCTTAACTAAGTCACCAACGTAGAATCCTAAATAACCAGCTGTTGGTAAGGTAGATGTAACTTTACCTAATACCCATCTTTCAGCAGGTGAATCTGGCGTAGTATCTAAGAATTGTGTTAAAGTTGTAATTTGTGTATCGTGTAGAGTTGGGTTTTGAAATTTAGTATCTAAATAAATAGATCCCCCATCTCTAGCAGTAGTAGAATATGTATCAAATTCAGTGAAAGGTATTCCAGCGTCTCCTATAACATTGTAGTTAGTATCTATTAATAATGTACCAGTTTCTGGTAATATATCAAAGCCAGTAGAAGGAGAAACTCCAGAATCAGAAATCTCTGTACCTGTAGTAGAACCGTCTACATTTCTATCGTAAGTGTAATCTGCAAATAGATTTTGGCTATAAGATAAGAAATTTAAATTCCTAGGAACTGAAGTGATATCAGCATCAGGAGTAGTTTCATCAACTAAGTGATGACCAACTAGATCAAAAACTGAAGAGTTTACTAATAAATCATCTAAAGCTTCTTCATTAACTGCACAGAATATACCAGTAGTTGGTGTTTGGTTGTTAATTAATGTCTGAATGTATCTAAGAGTACCGTTTTGGTCTGTAAAGTTAGGAATAATAGTACCAGTAACAGTTAATAAAGTATTAACTCCATTTTGTGATAAGAAATTATCTATTTGTGATTTAATAAATCCTTTAGAAGTGAAATATGTGTTATAAACTGGGTCATTAGCTAAAGCTTGATAATCGGTCCAATTTCCACTAATTACGATTACATCAATAAACCAATCTGAAAGATAATCGTATTGATTCATATAAGAAGGTACATTATCAGCTCCAAAATATTCTCTAGCTGTAATATCAAATCCTCTTAAAGGAAATCTAGAATCTAAAGATTTTCTTACTATAATACTTACTGGATTTTGACCTAAGTTAACAAGGCTGAATAATTTTCTTGTATCTGGTTGTGCACCAGCAGAATCTTCAGTTGCTAAGAAATAATTAGTGTCTGGGAACCAGAATTTCTCTTTGTTGTAATAAGAAGAAACTAATTTATCCTGATTTGTCAAAGGATCTGAATATGCTCCTGTTGCATTAGCACCATTTTGCTCTTCTGAATCCATAGAGAAAGCACGATATCTAGCAACGTCAGCACCAGCAGCGTAATCAGGATCTCCGTTAGTATCTACGGTATTGTTAAGTGATCTTAGATTTAAAGCAAATACAGGTCCACTCCCTAAACATGTTAAAACAGATCTATGAAAGAATGATCCTTTTTTCTCTAAAGCTTTATCAGTACTCCCAAATACTGACTGGAAAGTTGTAATATCGGGACAATATACTGGAGTATTGAAAGGTCCAATATTAGAGTAACCTATTACTAATCTAATCGTCTGAGGATTAATGATAATATTTTCCGAAGCATCAAATTCTAATGTGTAAACACCCGATGCTTTGAATTGGGATAAGTCAAGTTTAACTTGTTTGGCCATCTTTAATTTTTATTTTTTTATATATCGAAGAAGTATACTGCTTTAGACTTCTTTTTCTATGTATATATCATTCGTCTCTCAAGAATCAAGGAGTCCGTTTAAGAAAGTATAACTTGAAAGGTCATTAGTCTTGTTTTGAATGGATTCTACATTTTCAGTTAACCTTTCTTCCATTAATTTTCTGAATTTTTCTGGTATTATATCATACAGGTCAGAAACTGTCTCTTGAAAATCTCCGTTATCAAATATACAATTTATATTTACCAGTGTCATTGCCTCATCATCTTTACCTATTTGACTAGAAAAACTCCCATTTGGATTTATTCCAAAGTTAGCTAATTCGTGTATTCCGTTTTTACTACATGGAATTATTTTAGAAGATCTTGTATTTATTTTTAAATCGTAGCAGAATTTTTCTTTATTCTTAACGGTTAGTTTAATTCCAGGCTTTAATCTATTCGAAGCTTCAGAATGTTTTGTATAAACAAACATTTCGTCAAAGAATTCTTCACAATCTAAAAGTTTATCCATTAGAATTTCCCCTTTATAATTAAGCTCTAGAACTATTCTTGTATTATCAACACCTAATATACTTCCTATTAATATCTCTAACAAAGCTTTAAATTCGTCTATCTCTATTGTGTTAGATCTAAAAATACCAACTTGTAAAAGACAGAAGAAATCGCTCTCATCCTCAAAGAATTTTTTATTCTTAATGACATTAGATGGCATAGGAGCAACCTTAAATATATTTGCTACTGAATAATCTCCTCCTCCACCACTTGCTGTATCTATTGAAACATAAAATCTTTGACCATCCTTTTCAAAAATTGATGTGGGATCGAATTTAGGATGCCATATAAGGCTAGAATAATCTATTGGACTATTTTCGAACGGGGAGAGTTCGTGAAAAATGAATTGTTCTTCACTATTTTTTAATCTTTTTAATGTGTAAGAATCCAATAGAAGTCTTGATGATGAAAGGAATTGGCAGCCATATTCTTGATTAAAATCCTCCTCAGACCCTAATGCTGCAATTTCTTTCCTTTTCCATTCCTCATCCCTATTTGGAATTTGCCACCATTCAACTCTGATTGGATTAAATTCATTCTCCCCTTCTATTGCTCCTTTATAAAGTTCCCAGAATTTATTCATTCCGTTAGGAGTGGAAGTTATAATAACTCTGGCTATCTGTGAAGAAGATATAGTAGGGTAAACTGATTTAAAGAACTGATTGATAAAGTTAGGGTTAATGTGTGCGAACTCATCCATGTATAACATATGAATTGTGTAACCGATAGACGATGTTTTAGTTGTCGTCTTAGCCATTATTCTACATCCGTTATCAAACTTCATGGTCATTACATTATAGACGATTAGACCTGGCTTTAAGAAGAAAGGAAGTCCTTTCATAATAACTTTGATCTTATCCATTAATTCCGCAGCAGTATCTCCAATGTTTGCCATAATCATAGCATTCTTTTCAAAATTAAAAAGTAAATACCATAAAAGAAATATGGAGGAAGTTATAGTTTTACCTGATTGTCTTGGAGAAACGAATATATTTTTTCTGTGAGTTTGATATTGATCTAGGATCTGTATCTGGTAATCCCTAAGATTTATCTTCTGTATACCATCATCTGTCATTACTTTACAATACTTATTTGCAAAATAAACAACATTCTCTGCACATTTTCTCATCTCCTCTAATTCCCATTCAGTGTATTCGAATAGAATTTGTCCCTTTCTTAATTCTGGATCATTCTCATGATAAGGATTATCAACATCTTTATAGTCTATACCATTTTCTTCTGCATTATAGTTTAATTGATCAACTTTTTCAGTCGACCAAAAATTACCTATTTTATCTTCTTTAAGTGCCATAATAAATTAATTATTCGAAAATATCATCTTCTATTACAAAGTCAATATCATCATCTCCGCCTAAAGATAAATCGCCTGATCCTGTTCCGAATTTTGTTCGTGGATTTATTAGATCATCGTTAGGCGGTACTATTTCTGCGTCTTTAACAAGATTACCAGATTTTATTACAGATTGTAAATTTTCCATTAAACTTTTAGTACCTCTTACTTTTAAAAGATCCATATTTTCGTCAGTTTGTATAACATTTCCGTGTTCATCTAATTGGATATTACCGCCTCTTTTAATCTCTTCTGATTCATTTTTAAGCTGTTTGTAATTTTTCTCCATTTGTGACATGTAGTTAGAGAAATTTTTAGGCATTTGCATGATCTGATTTTGAAGCTGTGCTAGAACCTCAAAAAGCCTAGGCTCCATTCTTCCTGAATCTATTTCTTCTACAAGCTTCGATATAGCATGCTGTGCAGTTCTTATCTGAAATGCCATAGTTGATATATTAAGAGCATCTATTTTCTGTTTGTGTTTTAAATAACTGTCTTCTGGAATATCTTCTAAATCGGCATAGAATCTAGATAATGAATCTAGTATAGCTCTAGCTTCTGTTTCTACCTCATTCTTTACTGAATCTACATTTATGAATCTCTGAGGCTTCATTGCCGGGATATCCGGTGTACTTAGTCCTGCTAGCATTTCATCTGCTAAAACAATTCCATCAAGCTTATCTTTAAGATTAAGCTCTGCCTCTTTTGAAAGATTCGGTATTTTTGGTTTTCTTCTTGGCATAAATTATCTGTTTCTGGCGACCTTAGGAAGTTTTAATATAGGTTTAGCATTATCTATTATAATAGCAAGATGCGCATCTCCTATTATATTCTGATTTAGCATTGTTGACTGTTTTTCCTCTTCTACCATATGTTTAAAAAATCTATAGTTAGTTGCCCAAAGTGGACAAGAACTAGTTTTATATGAATAATTATTAGTTCCGTAAAATGGACTATCATAATTATTATCAATTACAGGCGTAATATTAAAAGTATAAGCCTGTGAAGTAACTCCATCCGTTGAATGTATTAGACTCAAATCCGAAGTTTGAGCTAGCGGATTATCAGGATCATAAGTCAATTGCCAAACCTTTAGTGAATATTGTCTGAATATGTTAGAAAAATTAAAAACAAATCCGTACCAATCATCTACAGAAGGTATAAATTGTCCTATGGTACTAGCTATTCCAGCCCCAAACGGAGAGTATACTTCTAAGTTATTTATCTTTATTCTAAAACTTCCTGTTTCTATATAATTATTATCTGTTGGACTAGCGACTGCATTTGATCCGCTCCATATGAAATCTATACGTAATCCTTGTCCCCCGTAATATCCATCGAATAGAATTCTTGTTTGAGCTTTTTGAGCTTTCCATCCTGCAGTAGTACCTGGTGCTGCTGCTCCATCATCTTTTATTTTAAATCTGAATTGATCGACTATTTCTAGTATTTCAAATCCGCCAGATCTTATTCCATCCCCGAGTATTGATATAAATCCATTAGGATTTTCTCCAAGACTTAATTTATGTGGTATTGGATAAGTTGTGTAAGTTATTTCATTTGTTCCTATTGTATCAATAGTTATTGACAATTTAGGAGCGGGCTTAGGAACTAATCTACTTCTATCTAAGAAATTTCTTGTTCTAAACCAGCACATAAATGATCTTTCGTCTGTAGCTGTTAAAACTGGATCAGATTTCCATCTAACAGCATCTCTTTCAAAATCTAATAATGCAGGAGATGCAGGATCTACTGCATTTTGTGAGTCAATAAATAATTTATCTAAATCATAATAATTATTAAAAACTATCGTCCAGTTATTATTTAGATCATATTCTATTATAGGAAGTTCTTTGCTAATATATGATCTTATAGGATCTTCCAATCTTCTTTGCGACGTCACTGCATATTGTTGGGGTTTGGTTAATTCAATCTCTTGGTTTTCTATTTCCTCTCCAAATAATTTTTGGGTGTTTACCGTGTAATCTAATAATTCAGTTTCTGCAGCAGGATTGACAAAAGATGTGTTTTTCTTAATCTCATATTTAACTAACTGAATCTTAAAATATACAGGATAATTATTTATATCCCTAAACACATACATTGAATCTATTTGATAAATTCTATTAGTTAAGGGAAAGAAAATGATATCTCTTTTTCTTGGCTGTGATGCTTTTCCAAATATGCTTTCAAAATATTTTCTATCAATATGGATTTCAAATGGTTGATTAAAGTTTAATCCGTAGGTATCGAAAGTTAAAGCTGCATCAGGGAATGTATTATTGGGTACCATTACCTTCACACATTTTTCTTCTACTACATCAAATAATGTATACTCTTTTAATACAACATCTTTACCTCTACCTTGTGGCTGTACTGAATAATAAACAACCTCGTGTCCAAAAACATTATTTACGATCTTGCTTAAATCCTGATATAGATTTATAGCCCTATTGATATCATATGGTCTAAATGTATAATTACAATCTGAAAATACTATGGGATAATTTGTTAATTCTTTACTACACATAGGTGCAGGCGGATTTCCCATTAAATCTCTAGGATCTACTGTTACATATGTCAAATCAAATTCGAAGTCTAATAATTCTATTGGTGGGCTTAAAGGTGTTCCTGGCGGGTAATAAGGACTAGAATTTTCATCCGACGTAGCAGTCATTCTCGCCTCTAACCATAATGGATTATCGGGTGATATAGATAATGCCTGAACTGATGCTTCTGTCAATTGACTCCATAAAGACCAATTAGACCCGTTAATACTCCATCTATATTCTAGATATAAAAAAATGTGTGGAGGATCTTCTCCTGTTGTATCAATTATCCACCCATTAAATGATTGAACATTTTTCCATGGCTGGCTCCAAGAAATTATTCTGTAATTTCCTATTGAAGTAAAATCTATTAGTGTCTCTGCCATTTTGGCTACTGTTTGTAATATATATCAGAAAAAACAATATGAAAAAATTCAGAGCAACTATGGAGAGGTTTAGCTTCGCGCAACTTACTTCTAACTCAGATGGAAAAACTTCTGGGAGTGGCACATCGGGTCTATATATAGTTTTTATTGGGGGTATTTGTTTCTTACTTGGCTGTATCGATAAAATGTTTTTAGATAAAAGTGCAGATATACTAACTCAATCTATTATTCTTATATCAATAGGTGCAACTCTTTTAGGTTATAGAAAATCTAAAGATTCTGGAGTTACTGATCTAGAAGAAGTAAAAGAAGAAGAAGAAGTAAAAGATGATCAGCCTTTAAATTCTTAAGGATTAGCTGGACCAGATCCTGTTGCACCCGTTTCCCCTTTTATGTCGCTATTAATAGCATAAACTCCTAATCCTGATATTATTTGGCTATTATCTGCAGGAGCTGTACCAAATTCAGCATTTAATTTTATTCCTCCTTGCATTAAATTACCTCTGAATCTTTCAGTAGTTAAATCCAAATCAGGAAGATATGTTTCTAGCTCCATAGAGAAAGAAAGGGTTATTGCTTCTCCTCTTTGAGATCCATAAGACATTTGGAAATTATTAGGCTGCTTATCTGGTGGTGCATCTGGGAGAACCGCTTGTACTGGTATTCTGAATCCTTTATAGTAAAAATAGTATATAAACCTTTTATAAAGAATTTCAAGAACACTTTGTTGGACTTTAAAAGCATCAAGAGTGGTATCAACTTTTATTTTTGCAGTAATTTGTATACTTAATGGAATTGGATTAAAATAAGAAGAAAAAGTAACCATTTCACTTCCCTCTTCTTTTTCGACTTCCTTAACATAAGAACCTCTAACAAATTTAGTAGTTGCCGATCCTGAGTCAATTCTTGTTGATCCTATTTCGATAATTCCTCTTGGTATAACATCATAATTTCCTTCAGCAAATGCTGGCTTACCATTGCAGTCTTCATAAGAAAGATAGAAGTCTTGTAGGAATGGTTCATCCCCTACCATAGAATAAAAGAATGGTATGTAAATTTTAGTGGTTACTTGGTTATTATCAGTTTGTTCATAAGTTATTATTTGATTTAACTCAGTTAATAGACCTAGTATTATACCTCTAAAGAATACGTCGTCGGTGTTATATTTTTCTAAAAAATTCATATTTTATTATTATATTATAACAGATGTATTATCCTTTATTATAGGTTTACTCCCGTATTGGTATAGATCCTTATTAAAATCAATAACTCTTATTTCAGATTGCATATAAATAGGGATTTCTTTTAATCTGAAAGATAAAGGTTCTTTTTTACTATTCTTGTAGTATGGATGATAAAAAATTCCAGTAGCATATTCAACATCGCTAAGTTCGTTACAAACAAAAACCTGGGAATTTAGAATGAATTTAAAGTATTTTTTTAATTCACTAATTCCATCGCTAGCACTAAGTGCCACTTTAAATCTATAAACAAAATATTCTTTTTGTGGAATATCGTCTGCAATAGAATCTTCTTTAACTACTAAAAAATAATTAAATTTGGGTGTTAAATTTCTTATAGATTCTGTGCCTGCTGGAAATGTATCTGCCATGATTTATATATCCTACACCATTTTATCGAAAGCAATATCTGAGAAATTATTCTTTTTTGATATTTCTATCTTATAATCAAATATTTCTGTTGGCATTGGAGCATGATTTATTACAAAAATGCTCATGCTTAGATCGTCCGTTAATTTTCTTAATGTGTTTAATATACTATGAACTCCATCAGGATCTACTGAACTAAATATTTCATCAAGGAAAAGTATGTTAACTGAAGAGAATCTTATTTTCATTAGCTTTATTATAGCAACAAGAACTGCAAAATCCACTTTCTTCATTTCTCCTGTGGATAATGTCTGTGTTGATATCTCTTCTCCCAAGTGGAATATCTGGGCATTAAATTCTTCGTTAAAAACGACTTTGTAAGGTAAGTGAAGGGATAATAAGGTATTTAGTATTTCGTTGTTTAGAGACGGTAATATGGACTTAATAGCTAATTGTTTAACCCCTTTCTCACTAAGCACTTCATCTAAAGTCTTAATCCAAATCTGTCTTTCTTCCCAAACAGTCTTTTCTTGACTAAAATCGGAAAGATCTTCATTAGCTCCATTTAAAAGTTTCCTTACCGAATTAACCTGGTCGTTATTTTTTGAAGTCTTGAGAGTTTTAATTTTATCTTGTAATGTTCTAATTGCACTTTCGATTTTACCACCTTTTGTAAATAGGTCATTCTTAATCGTAGCAATATTACTTTGAACCTTCTTAGCATCCTCATAATTCTTTTTTAAATCAGCTAGATCTTCTGTTAATTTAATCTTCGTATCAGAAAGATCGTCGAATAAATTTTTATGAAATTCTGTAGATAAATCGGATGAGCAAGTCGGGCATTTTTCATTATTATATAAATTCATTTTAGAATCTATATTTTTGATTTTAGAAGAAAGATCACTATACAATTCGTATGATTTTGTTACGTTCCTAGTTGCTTCATTTTCTTTAGACCTAAAATCTTTTAGTTTATCTCCGTGTAGTTTTAAAAGTTCTTTGTAGTTTTCTAATTGCTCTTTATTACTTTCTATTTCTGACCCTGAATTTTCTAGTATTTTTTGTTGTAAATCCTCTAGTTCTTTTTGTGATGCTGCTATAGATCTTCCAGTAGCAAATATTTCACCGGATAATCTATCAATTGATGATTTTATAGTCTTTGATTCTTCTTTTAAAATGTCTCTCATCTCATTGAGAATATAGAATCCGAATATCTTATCAATAATCAATTTCTTATCTGTTGTGCTCATTTTAAGGAAGCTTTTGAAATCATTTATTGATAACGAAATTGTATTATTAAAAACATAATAAGGTATTTTTAATATGTCATCGCTTAAAAAATCTTGCACATTATTTTTACCAGCTTGATCGTAAATATTACCATCTATAGTTAATTGAAAAAGTGAAGGCTCTAATCCTCTCTCTACTTCATAAATTTTTCCATCCTGCTCGAATTCTATCTTCATCCAAGCACATTTATTAGATCTATTTGGTATATCTTTAAGTTTCTTTCCTTCAAGCTTTCCATATAGCCCGAATGTAATAACATCGGATATTGTGGACTTACCTACACCATTTTCACCAACTACTTGGATTAGACCAGATTTATCTGGTAATTCTAATTTTTGGATTTTGTTACCGTATGAAGCAACATTTCTCCATTCAATCTTCTTGATCTTCATCTTCTTTAACTTGTACTGAAACTTTGTGTAATAATTTTTCTATCGCTTTATAGATCTTACTTTTCTTATCATCTTCATAGTTACACTTATCTAAGTATAATTTAGTTAGATCTAAAATAGAAAAGCTTTTTCCTTCTAGATCGTGAAATCCTTCATCTACTAATTCCTCTCCGGGATTAGTTATAGGTGTGAATGATATTTTTAATGGGGGAACTACATATTCTGTTAATAATCCGAGAGGAGCTTTTACTGCTAATTCTGGATCAACTAATATGTCTATAAAATTATTTTTGAATATAGGATTTAATTCATTAGGCGTTGAATTTAAAACTTTATCAAAAGTGATTCTAACAAATTTAGGGGAGTAATTGTTTTCGTAATACTCCTCATCTCCAGATTCTAAATCTAGTATGGTTATCCCTTTTGCATTATCAGTATCGGATCTTGTTAACTGAAAAGGAGATCCTAGCATTCTCATTTTTCCAAATGTCTGTGAATAATGTATATGTCCAGAATAAACTCTTTCAAATTTATCCATATCTGCATAATCTAATCCTGCATCAATTCTCACAAACTTATTAAACATTAGACCTTTAAGATCTGTATGACAGAACATATAATCATGTGGTTCTTTTACTGTCATTAATGTTTCTCTCTCCGCATCATGATCTTTTCTCCAAGGCATAAGAAAAATCTTTCTGTTACCTAGTTGTATAGATTCAGGTTCTTCGTATATTTTTATTCCTGGTATCCATTTAAGAGATTTTAAAGAGTTTACTTCATTTGTATTTTTTCCGTAAATATCGTGATTACCACATATTATAAAAATACCATCTTTAAAAATTTGCGAAAGATCTTCAAATATTTCTATACCAAGATTAAGAACCCGAAGATTAAGTGATTGTCTACTATCATAAACATCACCAAGATGCACTAAACAATCTCCTGGTCTGTATATTTTTTTACAAAGGGGAATGAACCAATTTTTAAAATAATCATCATGAATGTCTATCCAATCATTAGAATTGTTCCTTACACCTAAATGAGTATCTGTAATAAAAATTACTCTCTTAATATCTGAGAATTTTTCCATTAAAATATCTTTTTAATTCCTTTTTTACTTAAAATACCATATTTTTGATCCATCTCTTGAACTATAATTTCTTTATACTTCATATGAATAGATTCATAAGCTTTTTGATAATTTATTGCTGTATAATCACAAATAGCAACAAATTTCTCTACCATTGTAAATTCTGTCTCTTCCAATTCTTTTAATATGTCTTGAAATATTAAAGGGATAAGATCCTTTGGTATTTTTTTACTTGGACTTATGATAGTCCATCTAGATACTTGAAAGATCTCGTCTATTTTATCATTTAAATTACACGAATGAATATAGTCTTCATCTTCATAAGTTACTATAGACTGTAAGCTTCTATAATCTGTACTTGAATCCATTTCAAACTCTTCATCAACAGTATCTTTTTCGTTCTTTTTTTCTGCTAGTTCTTGATTTATGTCAAGGTCGGTTTTTTCATCTTCGATCAGTTTTTGCTGTTTTTTCATCAATCATTTATTATTTGAGAGTTGGGATCTTCAGATATTCTCATGAAGGTGTAATCAACTATAAACTTTTTGTAAGAGTTTTTATAGCCTTCGTCCCTATTTGCAAGCAATTTTAGCTTGTATTCGTTGTTAGTAAGCATCATAGGATCTTGAATAATACCAAACATACCATCAACTGTTGCTACCAGTCCTGATGATTCGGATGCTGAATTCATACTGAGATCCGTAGCATCAAATTCACTTTGTTTTGTCTGAGTTGCTGTCACTATTGCCCAATCATTTCTTTGTGCTGCAGCTCTAAGATCTTCTGCAATCTGTTTAATTTTCATATATGTATTTTCTGAATTTGGATTTCTCCAGTTCTTCATAATATTAATATAGTCAATAATAACGATTTTGAATTTAATTCCCATTACTTGTTCAACCTTAGTTAACCAATTTTCTACGTCTATTGCAGATGCTTGAGATGTGGCAAATTCTTTCACTACTAATTCACCGGGGGTTCTTAAATTATCAAATCCAAGATTTGTTATTTTCTTTTTAATTTGTGAGTCATTCTCCGCTGAGTCTTTATATTCTGACATCTTGATTCCCAAAAGATTAGATCCTAATCTTTTCATGTATTTTCTGTCTCCTAATTCTAATGTAACAATAGCGACATTATTTGCTGCTCTAATAGCTTGTGTTGCTATATTACCAAGCCAAAGAGTTTTTCCAACTTTAGGCTGTCCTAATAAAACATATAGACATTTAGCTGAAAATCCTCCACCAAGGCAATGATCTATGTAATCATATCCACTAGAGAATGTTAAGCTGCTTGGCTGCTTGTGAGCTTCTGGATCTTTAAAGTTAAGCCCCATATCAAATGAGAAATCCACTTTATTACGATCAACAACTATCGATTTGTAAGTGTTAATCACATCCTTAATATTATCTGGAGTTACATCAGTACTTTTGATATAATTTATTGAATCTACCGCACTTTTTTCTAATGTCTTCCATTCAATCCAAGATTCGGTATTCTGTTGTAACCAATCAGTATCGTAATCATTAAGAGATATTGACCACATAGATTCAAGTAAAGAATCTGTGAGTTTATCTTCTAATTTCAAAAGTTTTGCAGATTCTCTGACTTGATTTTTGCTAGGGACCTGTTGATATTTTTTCCAAAATGATTTTACGACTTTAAAAGCTTCTTGGAAATCTGCATTTTTGAAGTAACTAGATTCTGTTGCTTCAATATAAGCTGGATTGTCAATTACCGCTTTAAACCAAATATTTTCTAAGTGTTGATTTTGCATTTTTAATAGTGTGGATTATCCTTTATTTTATACCAATTTTTATTTCCTAATGTTTTTTCAGTTTTTTCAAAAATGTCTGTCTCTATAAGTTCATTAACTGCTTCTGCAAATTTATTTTCTTCCCATCCTTCAGGAAGAAAAGAATTAAAAGTCTGGTCTGAAAACTCTCCATCAGGTCTTCCATCCTTAATTAAATATGAGTTAAGCTCATAAATAACATCTTCTTTTGTTGGATATTCGGGAAGATCTTTCCAGATACCTAGCAGATATTTCATTTTAAGTTTATTCTTCTCCATCTTCCTCTTCAGTGTCTGCTTCAGGTTCAGCTAGTATTGCTAATTCTTCATCGTCAAAAAGATCGGGTAATAAGAAATGAGGTTTAATTACTTTCTCATCGATCATACTTAATACTTCATCAGTGAATATTTCTCCATTAAATAATTGAGAAGAAGTAACGGTCTTGCCTAAATGTTTAATTGCCCATCTTGTAGAAGTAGCATTAGCGGTAAATTCCATGTCTCCTGTTTTTTTATCAACCTCTAATTTACCTCTTTCAATTCCGCAAATTTCCCAGGAAGTAAAATCTTGTAATCCCACATAAGGATTCATACCATTCATAAATGAGATATGGAATTTAACTGGATAAGGTCTGGTGAATCTTGCTTTCTTAGGTGTAGATGTTACAATAATTCCGGTTTTTGTGTCATTCTCTTTTAATTGTGCTTTAGAAAGCATAATAACATTACTCATTGAGAAAATTGGTCCATCACCTCCTGATGCTTCTTTCGTTGGCATAAATCCGCCTATTCCTCCTGTTGTTGTGTGATTAGTACAAACCAATGGAATTCTAACACCTGTTAAGTCTAATGTTATAACACGGAATAGTGATCTCATTTCTTTAGATCTTAATCCCATATCCATTGCGCTCTTACCCTTAATAGCATCACCTGTTTCTTTATCTGTACTAAGCATACCAAGAGAATCTAAAATGATCATGATTTTAGGTTCTGCCCCTTCTTTTCTTGCATTCTTAACTTTTTCTAAAATATTTGTTGTGAATATTTTAAAGTCATTAATAGTTTTAATAGGCTGGTATCTAACTCTTGTTGGATCAACTCCGAATTTTTTGGCTGAGCTTTTATCTATAGCACCTTCTGTGTCACAATAAATAACATCATAATCTTGCTTCTGAGCTTCTCTTGTAATATTCATTGCCAGAAAAGTCTTACCTGTAGAAGGATCACCCGCAATTCCTATTGATCTGTTATTTGCTATTCCTCCAAATAAACTTCCTGAAAGTTGAGCATTTAAAAGATAATTACCTGTTGAGATCCATTCTGTTGTTTTAGAAAACTCATTAGTTTCTAAAATTGATCCCATTTCAAATCCTTCAATTTTTGAAAGTGATTTGTCTAATTCCGCGAACGAAAATTCTTTCTTTGCCATATTTATTATTTTTATTATTTAGTTATTTTACACATTGCTCTAGTAATAATTTCAGAATCCTTTAATTCTTCATTTCCAAATCTTCCGTCCATTTCCCTAAGGATGTACAAATCTTTTCCAATTTCTCTTGCTACATTTTCTAATTGTTCTTTTTCTTTAGTGACATCAATATCACCATACCAAATTTTACCCTCTTCTAAAACAAAAATGTTTGCATTGAAATAAACCTCATTATCTGGGAATTCTTCTCTATATCCAGATTTAGATAAGGAAAGCATTCTTCCCGATAATAATTTTTCGTTTTCAAAAATCGATTCCATAATTTCTTTTTATTATTATACTCGATTTTTTAATTTAGGTTCACAAAAAAAGAGTGAATCCACTCTTTTTTTTTATTTTAGAAAGTTTTTCTTAAAAGTAGAAGCTTATTACAAGCTTCAAAATTCTGTTGAATCTCATTCCACCTTATTAATACGTCCAGAGTATTTTTTGTGTTTTCTAAATCTTCTTTAAGAGCCTCTGAGAACAGATAATCTGAAGAGGTCCATAATTTTGTTTTCTTATCAAGATCTATCTGATACTCTGGCTTCTCTATATGCAAAAAAAATCTGCCATCAGCAGATTTTTTTATGTATCTTCGTCCTTTTCCCATACACTATTTATATTGTATGAACTTGGAAAAGTTTCTTCTGTATTACATCCTTTCTATAATTGCTTGTCTAATTTTTGTAGATTGCTCTAGAATGAATGCACATTTTTCGTATTCTTCAATAGATTCAAAGTGTGCTATAAGTTTATCAAAAAGATCGGTGTCTCTAAACTTATATAAAGGTTGTCCTTCCATAAAAGCATCTTCACCCATTTGAGCAATGTAATCGTAAAGTTTTCTTGATTGTTCATCATAGAGCTTTTCTATACTTTTCTCTATTTCTTCTAATCTTTTCCTGTCTTCCGTGTCCATCTTGTTTTTGTTTATAGGATAAATTTAATGATACTGCTTTGTTATAAAAAACGATTTTTTAAAAAATTAATCATTTTTTCGGTAATTCGTAAATATTTCATCTCCTTGATTAATATCTCGGATTGAGAAGAATATTATTTTGTTTTTTGTTGTGTCTGTTTGCCAATCTGCATTGGGAGATTCGTCTGAGTTATTAAAGATACTTCCATATCCAAGACATATAGCTAATTTGTCTCCTGCGCCTTTTGGCCACGAAAAAAAATGATTATGTAAAATTTCTGGATATTGTAATCCATTTTCTAATACTAAAAAATGACATTCCTCTAGAATTTCACCCGATTTTATAAATTCCGATGCAAATACTCCACGTCCATGAATATCAGAATCATCTACATATATTTTACTTGATCTATATAACATGCTAATTATAGTGAAAAACATCAAAAGTTTCCTTGAATCAGATATATAAAATAAAAATAATAGTATGAATCACATATTATCAATGGACGGATTTCTATTCGAAGATGAGAATAGCTTTAATTTCAACCAGAACGATTTTTCACATGAACAAATTATTGAATCTATAGAATATCTAAATTCTAATGATGATCAATTACTAGAGGCATGGTATAATACAATTTTAGATTTTGCAGCTCTTATACCAGGAGTAGGATCAGTAGCAGAAGGTATTAATTTAGTTTCTTATGCTAAGCAAGGCGAATTTCTTCTTGCTGGACTTTGTGCAATTGGTTTAATCCCATTATTTGGACAATACATTGGAGCAGGAGGAACTCTTCTAGTTAAAGCACTAGGAAAAGGTGTAGGAATAGGAGCGGGGATTCTTAAGCCATTAATTAATGGAGTTGCTAAATTCTTTCCTAAAATTGCTAAATTCTTAAAAGGTTCTAAATTTTTAGCTAAATTCTCTGGTATTGCACCATTTGTTGGAAAAATGCTAGGATCTTTAAAATCATTTGTACTTAATGGGGGATCTAAATTAGTAGCTCTTAGTAAAGACGCTGGAAAAATTAAAGCTTTAAGAGGAGTAACAACTGAAATTAAATCTGGAGTTAAAGCAGTTAGTTGGGTAACAGGAGCTCCTACAAAAAGCGATGTTACAACTCAACCTACATATGCTGGATACGGATCAGAAACACCTCAGCAATCACAAATTCCAGTACCTAAAGAAGCTTACATGAACTATCAAGGTACTCCTTTAAAAAATATTAGACCTTATACAGATACTGAAATTTCTCAAGCAGAAATGGCTCAGGATTGGGATACTTACCTTAATTAATAAAAACTACAAACCCAAGATCGCTCTTGGGTTTTTTGTGTAGTAGGGTTTAGATTTTTTCTCCACAATTTGGACAGAATTTCCAAGATTGCTTTTTAGATCTTGTTCCACAATTTGCACAGTAGTTTCTAAGTGTAGAAACCTCAACTGGTTTTTGTGACTCAGGAAGTAATTTGATAGTAATAGAACTTGTAGCAAATGTGCTAAAATTCCCATTTACTGTTTCGAATAATTGATCGCTTGAATCACCTTTTTCGATTCTACCAGTTTCAATACTTTTTGTTGAACTAGTTAATACACTAGAATTAACTCCTATAGAACTATTAGTAACACTGGACATTGTAAAAAGATTATTTACTGTAGTACCACCAAATGGATAGCTGTAGGTATCATTCAATGTACCCGACACATATCCAGTATGGCTAGTTGGAAATGACGAGTAAGTGGAAGTTGTAATTTCAGTATAGAAAGAAACTTCTACACCTCCATTATTTCTGATAGCATTTAAAGCTTCATTTGATCCTTCGACTTCATACGTTTCAAAAACAAATTTGTTGTTTGAATCAATAAATCTTTCCAGATAAACTCTCTCTCCTGGTTTTAGAACAATTCCTGAATTAGAAATGCTATTACCGTTGATAGTGATTTTTGCAAGTACCCTTGACGTTGTTGGATTGAATAACTCAATCTCGAAATTTTCACCGTCTTTTAGATAGACGGAATTCTCATAGATCTTAGATCTATTTCTGTTTTTTGTAATGTTAGCAGTACATGCCGACATTACGCTTGGCGTTGAATAATACATAAAGACTATTTTATTTGGCCCCTTCCTTTGCTTCCATTTCTGAAAACTCTACGGTTTGTTGACCGGGAAGTGACTAGAAACCTCTAGTTCTATTATTATATAACCTTATTAATAAAAGTTTCCCAATTTTTCTACTGGAATATATTCTTTTACTAAATCAGAATGTATGATCTGTGGTATTCTTTTGTATTCTTTATACCATTTATCTGTAACATAAATATCTTTCCCGTCTGGAGAATCTATTATTTCTACTACATCATATTCTCCCTCTTCAAAAGGACCAATAGAATAGGTAATAATCTTACCTATAATTGGCATTTTTGTAACGTCTTCTCCGCTATATTCTAATTGACTATTAGTTTCTATAAGGAATTCGGTTAGCTTCTTAATTTTCACTTTTTTTGGATTTTTTAGCAGGAGCTTTAACTTCCTTTCCTATCGCTTTTTCAGTTTTAGGTTTTTTTCCTCTTTTAGCTTTAGGAGTAGCTTCTTTTTTCACGATCTCACAAAACATCTCTTCTTTTTTAGTTGTAAATAAAGATTTAAAAAAATTAATAATAGCTTTCATTTTATATTTTATTTTACGTTGTTTATTCCTAGTGTACCAATCTGCTTGGATTTCTCTGTATTTTCTATGTCCTGAGCTTGTAGCTCTTGATTTTGTGCTGGATCTTGTATAGCAAATAAAAGATCTTTATAAAATTCTAAAGGTTTCTTATTACTATATACTCCTGGCTCTGCAAAAGCACCACCAAAATTACCTAGTATATAATCATTATCATCATCTTGTTCAGTATTGTTATTTAATACTTGATCAATATAATCATAATAATCTTTTTTAGTTCTACCAACACCAGAAGGGAACTTATTAAACATTTCTATATTTAAATCCACTACATAATCAGGGAATTTCCACCCCCAATCCTTTTGTATTACTGCAGGATAGAAAGTTAAAGCTGCAAAATCTCCAGCAATAATTGGTGATTTTAATTTCATTTTTTCGAACCACATTTTATAAAATTCCGCAACTAAGTCCAATTGATCAATATTGCTCATTTGTAAAACGTCATTAGGCGTTATTGTTTTACCTGTTTCATCGTTGATAAATATTTTTAAAATACTAGGAAGAAAAGAAATAAGTCCTACTGCACGTGACATTTGATCTCTGTACTTAGGATCAAACCTACTTTCATGAAATATTGTATGTAAAAGCCATTCTGGTTTTATATCTAGCTCTTCTGAAATTTTACAAAGTTTTTTAAGAAATAATTGTCTATTTTCCTCTATCTTATCAACATAAGGTAAAGCAGTAACTGTTTCTTTTTCGTATGTGGAAGGATCCATTTTTTCTATTCTAATCGATTCGAATAGACTAAAATTTTTAAAATCTTTTAGATGTTTAAGCATCCAATATATATCATTACATTAATTTCTTTAGCAAAGACTTTTCTACTGCCCAAGCATGTAAAGAAGTAATGTGCATAGTAAGCATACCAGGTTTTACATTATTCCAATTCTCTGGATCTTTTTCTTTTAGTTTTTCAATTAACCAGAATACTTTTTTAGCACAAAGATAAATGTCATCTCTAAAGTGTCTAAAGAAATCGCAAGATCTAATATAATAAACAACATGTACCCAATCTCCTCTCCTAATGAAATGATATCCAATAGTACAAGGAACTCTTTCTCCTGTAACTGATCCAGTATCTTCAGGAAACCAAATAGGAAGGAATGCTTGTCTAGTGAAAGGTTCTCTTGACATTAATTCAACAACATCATTAAAATCCCCGTATTCATATCTTATTCCTGACATCTTACTGTTAGGAATTTCTGATGCAAATTTGGGCCAGATTCTTTCTGGATAAGTATGTGAAAATTTTTCAAGTCCTCCAAATTCCTCATTATTCTTTTGAGCATAAGGCCATCTCACATGTGAGGGAGGAGGGTTCAATGGTAATCCGCTAACTCTTTCTTCAAAGTGTTCGTCTGCCCATGCAAAATTTGGTTTAATCTGTTCACCTATCTCTTTAATATCCGGTGACATCTGACACGAAAAAGAAAGGTTTAATGTTTCAATCATTGTGTACTTAGGATCATGTTTAATCTCCTTACCCTGCCATTTTTCTGTATGTACCTCATATGAGTAATCGTACATTTGTTGTGCAGTCCAACGGATCACATCATTAAAACGCCCAAACTTTTTCATTATTTTTTTCTTTATTATACTAAAAAACCTGATCTAGTTTCCTATTTATTGAATCTTTCCATTGAATTTTTTGAAATTTTATTGAATCTAACCTTTCCAATAAATTCACCAATAGTTAAACAATCAGTATAACTCATAGCAGATTTTAAATAATCAGTAAAGTTCTCAATCCATCCGGTAAGAGTATATTCAACTGGTTGCATTTTAGAAATTCCTTCTGATGTTTTTAATTCTGTTTTGCCTAGACTCTTCTGCACATCCTTAGTTGACATGCCTCTAAATTTTTTATAGAATTTTTTACCAGCTTCAAATTGTATTAGAACATCTAAAGAGTATTGGTCTACTTTGTCACCAGGCTCGGTCCATGAATCATATTTTTTATTACCTTCATATGTTTCGCCACAACTTTCTAATGTTTTATTAAAAATACTACCAAGCATAACATAGTCAGCTCCTAAAGCCAATGCTTTAATAACATCTGCATATTTTTTAAAACCTCCATCTGCTACTATCTTTGTTGTGAGGTTTCTTTCTTGTTGTATCTTAACTGTTTCATGAATTAAAGATGCCATAGGGTAACCGATACCAGTTTGAACGGTGGTTAGACACCCAGCTCCGTTACCTATTCCCATTCTGACGTAATCCGCTCCAACTTGTGACAGAGATAAAAATGTAGATGGATTAGCACAATTTCCCACCATTAGCACTAAAGATCTTCCGTATTTTTCTTTTGATTCTTTAACTAAGTCCTTAACATATTTCATATGACCATTTGCTACATCAATTAAGACAAACGATCTTTCACCTATCTTTAGGTTTATATCATTTTCAATAAATATCTTCTTAAAATCATCTAAACCATAGGAATACCATACCTTATAATTAGTTGAGAAGTAATCTAATCCAGGATTGGCTTTTCTGGGAATAATTCCATATATTTTATTGTTATTAAATATATTTATATTATCCTCATTTATAACTGTATCCATAGGTGCAGTAAAGAGAGGAAGCATTTGTTTTTCGTCCATTACATCGACCTGTTTTCTTGATCTAATGTGGGTTTGTATTTCAGGTTCAATTAAGATATCGTCAAAATCAAATAACATAATAATAGTTTACTTCTTATAGATTATGTGACGATAAAGATTTCCACAAAAAGCCCCAGATTATTGATAAATCCGGGGTTAATTTTTAATCAGGGAGATATGCTGTCCATACCTCCAATCCTTTTGCGAAATTGCGTATAAAATATCCGTATCCTGGCTTGAATGGTTTCTGTCTCATTCTCATTCCAGCTTCTTCTGGAGTCCTGTCATCTTTTTTATTGTTACATTTTGAACAACATGTTGTTAGATTCTCCCATGTATTAACTCCACCTCTAGATCTAGGTAGAACGTGATCTATTGTTAGGTTCTTAGTAGTATCACAATAAACACATTTCATCCCATCTCTTCTAAAGATATTTTCCCTAGTCGGTTTTAACTTCTTAAAAGGCAATACAACATATTTTAAAAGTCTGATAACAGAAGGTCTTTTGTAAGTGCTTTGTTCAGTAACAATTGGATTTTGTTCATCGTGCTCTAAAACTTCTGCTTTACCTTTATACACAAGCTTAAATCCACGAGCAAAGTCGGTAACACTTATAGGAGTAAAGTCATTATTTAGAACTAGCACTTTCATAACTACATTTTTTACACACTGGTCAATCTATTTATCTTATTTTTTAGATGTCCCGCCAGGGCTCGAACCTGGACTCTTCTGGTCCAAAACCAGACGTGTTGCCAATTACACCACAGGACAATTTAGAGCCTTTGACAGGGATTGAACCTGCGACATCTTCATTACAAGTGAAGTGCTCTACCAACTGAGCTACAAAGGCATGGGGTGACAGAGGGGAATCGAACCCCCGACCTTCTGAACCACAATCAGACGCTCTAACCAACTGAGCTACCGTCACAGTAGCGAGTGGCAGGTTCGAACTGCCGACCTTTGGGGTATGATTCCAACGCTCTACCAACTGAGCTAACTCGCCATATAAGTGGAGTAGATGGGACTTGAACCCACATCCTCTTCCTTGCAAAGGAAGCGCTCAGCCAATTGAGCTACTACCCCGTGGAGCGATAGACAGGATTCGAACCTGCGACCCCCGACTTGGAAGGACGGTGCTCTACCAACTGAGCTACTATCGCATTTAGAGACGTGTGGAATTACGCATCCACTTCAACCGTCGGACTGTCCGTCTCTATATCTTACAGATACACTGTGTCGGAGCGGAGGGATTCGAACCCCCAATGCCTTAAGGCGGCTGATTTACAGTCAGCTGAGCAGCCAATTGCTCAACACTCCGAATTGCGGGGAAGGCTGGATTCGAACCAGCGACCTATCGATTAACAGTCGAGAGCTCTACCGCTGAGCTACATCCCCAGTTTAGATTAGAGAATATTTGAGCGAGGTGTTTTTTGGTCAAATTTAAAAGTTCTGAGAAGTAACCCCATTCGCCGCTTCTAATCTTGTAGTCCCTGAGGGATTCGAACCCCCGACATTTTGGATGTAAACCAAACGCTCTGCCAACTGAGCTAAGAGACTAAATGTGGTTGACATAGAAGGATTCGAACCTTCGGCCTTTGACGTATCAGATCAACGCTCTAACCAACTGAGCTATATGTCAATGTTGCGGAAAGAATTGGAATCGAACCAAATACCAATTAAGGTACGCTTCGCTTAGCAGGCGAGCCCCGTCACCATCTGAGATTACTTTCCTTTGTTAATTAGTCTTTTAATTCTTCTGATCAATATTTTGGCTCTATTAAATTTTAATGTTTCTCTTCTTAAGTTTTCTCTGCTTGAGGGGAAACTTCCTCTGGCTACTATTTTACTTTCTATCATCATATTTTTAAATTTTTTTGAGGTCGTG